TACAAACCGAGTTTATTTTTCAGAAAACTACCAACAAAGGCAGCAGCCATAGCAGACACAGCAAAGTCACCAAATATAAATCCTTTATTAGGCTCTACGAACTGGGATTCGACAGAAACCAACACAACCATACAGACAACAAAGGTAATCGCAATGGCAATATACCTAAACACCATCTTAGCTACCTTCTTGCTATCATCCTTAACACTTGAAGATTCACCTTCTTTCCGGTCAACCCTCAATGAGCAATACATAAAATAAATTGCAGCTATCGCTATGAATGCCACAAACACGTAAATAATTTCTTTTGGCATAATTTTATTTTTCTAGTTGGGAAAATATTTTTTCCTAGTTAGGGAAAATTATTTTTCTCCCTTGTAATTCTTTAATATTTCGTCAGCTTCATACTCGGACTTTGATTTTGCTGCTTTCAATTTTTGCTCCAGTTCTTGTTGCTTACGTTGTAAGGCTAATATCTTATCCTTATATGGCTTGACTCTCATCATATACTTCCAAGCCGATTCCCCTTCATTTCGTTTGATACCAGTTATTTTCTCCCATTTCTGTGCAAACTCCTCGTTAGTTTCTTTCGCAATCTCGGAAAGCCCAGACGAAATTTTCTTATGCAGATTAACAAATTTCCAATAATCATCAGACAACATTTTGCGTATTCTTTGGTCTTGAACTCTCGATGCAAATTGACTAGCATCCTCACCGTCTTTCTTCTTTAGCAAAGGAAAAGCATATACTTTTTCTTTAAGGATTGGTATAGCTTTTTGTGAACTTTCCTTTTCCAACAACATTCTATTTTGCAAATAGCTATCTTTAAAGAAAACATGACCTCCATTCTTTACAACATCTTGAAAGTATAAATCAGTACTATCCAAAATTCCATCAGGATAATATTGTGGCTTTGTTATACCATCCTCTATAAAGAATAGCGTAATAAAACTTTTCTTATCGCCCTTCCTAACGCCCACCCTATAAATAGGTTTGTCTCCAAACAAAGAACACAAACACTTAGACACAACTATATAACCTGAGATTCCTTCCCTGTCTATATACATACCATAAAGATATTTACCGAAGCAAGCATCATAAATACTTGAAATTCGTATAGGATTTGACACATCAAAACCAAAACGTCCAACAGAATTGGTACATCTGCCAAAATCCTGCTTATTCGGTGCTGGAATTGAGTGAGGTTCGCTATTCTTTATATGTTCTAGCATTTCTTTTGCCTTCTTATCGCTTAACTCACGATTCACGCTTATTATTCTCTGGATAAATATTACAGCAATAATAACCAAAAGCAACATTATACCAATAAATACTTCCATTACATTACCCCCATTCTTTTATGAACCAATACTAAATCATTTCCTTTCATTGCCACTAATATCCAGTTCAGTATCGTACCAAAGATACACCCTAATATCCAATGACCATCATGCTGCCAAAACGTATACCATAAATAGAATGTTCCAAAAGCAAAGCCAAGCATATATAGGAAAAAGGCACTATAAACATCTACCTGCCTCAATCTGATGAAATAATAAGGGAAGAACGTTATCGACTTATCAAACAAGGTTGATACCACCATAAATGGTAATGTTCCAATCATCAACAACACTATATAAAGAACATCAATGGTAATAGCCCACTTCACAGACAAGAGGACTATAGCATCACATACCGCTAAAATAAACAACGTGTACAAATTAGTTATAATCAGTTTCATACTCAATACTTTTTAATCATTATCATTCATTAACTTCATCTTCTTCACCACCAAACTCTATAGGTTCGCAATTAAATTGTTGAAAAACATAGTTAACTACATTCTTTGTGTCTTCTAGAGAAACCCACCAAATTCTTCCTATAAATCCCAATATTAACAAGAACTTGAAGAGTTGCATCCATTCTCCAGAAAAGAATTTATTAAACCCTTCTCCGTTCAACAAAGCATCGCTTACACCAATCATCCACCAAGATGTAATCAAACCTGCAAGTAATATAACTATCAAATGAAATGTTTCCATACCTACCACATTTTAATTATCCTACATTTGCTTTTCTCATGCCACCACCCAATACAGATAGTAGCTGGTCATAGCGTTTCTCTAACTCTTCGTACTTCGCTTTCCAAACAGAATCGTCTAGCAAGTCGTTTTTGTCTTCACGATACTTAGGAGTAGGTTCAGCCACCAAGAACGATTGTTCTTCTATAAGTTGTTTCCCATGACCCCGAAGGAGCCATTCGGCTGAAATCTCATCAAACTCATTCAGAAACCCTTCGATAAGACCAAGTGATACAGCTTGGTCACCACGAAGTTGGCGATTACAAGTTACTTGCTGCATTCCAATCATTTTCGAAAAAGCAGATATACTTATTTGTTTAGCCTCTAAAACAGACTTAATTCTTTGTGCTACAAGACTTTCCATACATTTTACATTTTTAAATCATACTTAAATAAACATAATCGACTAAAGAAATATGCAATTTTGTTTGGTAATCTAAACATATTTGCATACCTTTGCACTCGTAAACAACAAGTTGCTTAATTATTAGAAGCAAAAGTACAATAAAAAATTAAGATATGCAAGCAAAAAAGATAAAAATTATCAAAGTTTCGCCCGAAGGACGTAAAAAACTTGCTGAGCGGTATGGATGCCGAAGGGAAACCATCTACAACGCTCTAGGGTTTAGAAGTCAGAGCAAACAAGCCGAAAGCATCAGGAATGATGCCCTGAATGAGTTCGGAGGTGTTAAGGCAGACAAGGTAGTGTTCTACTAGAAAGGAGGTGAATATGATTAAGAGATTATTCAGAACATGGCTGAGGATAAAGATGTTCTATATTCTTGGCGAATCATGTACCAACTTTGAAGAATGTTTCAACTGGGTATATAACTCGCCAATAATAGAATGGAGTTACAGAGTTCACTTATGTGGTTTTTACCAAAGATACGACTCTGTTGACATCGAGAAACTAAAGAGCTTCGAGGTTATTTTCCACAAGTAAGAAAACATGAACAAATGTTTCTGTTGGCTTGTTTGGATAATACTGACATGAAGAAGATGAAGTGACTTGCTTAACAATATAGTTGTCTCTTCCCAACTTCTTGATTTCTTCATCAAGGTCAAAATCTACGAGAGCACCATTCTCGTTTACTTTAGAATGTAGATGTACGATTTTCTGTTTCATACGAAATTGAATTAAGTTAAAATAAAAATTTGTCACCTGCAAAGATACAAAATAAAAACTACAATCGGTCAACGGTAGATATAATAATGTATAAAATGAAAATTTGTCACTTTCTGTTTCATACACTACCGCCCGATTTTAAAAATGGAGGAATCCTATGAATGAATATAAATCGCAAGAAGAGTTCTTGAAAGACTTTTGGGGTAGCTTTAAAAAGCAAAAGAAAGTCTTCAAAACCTATCTTGTTAAAGACAACGCTACGAACCTATATAAAATAGGTAAAGCAACAGACCCAGCAAAAAGAGTCAATGCTTTAAAGGTAGCAAACACGAATATAGAACTTTATGCGGTTTGTGAAGAAAATGTAGAATATATCCTACATAAAGTATATCACGATAAGCAAGTTTCTAGAGAATGGTTTAGATTGAGCAACCTAGATGTAAATACAATTATTTCAAAGTATCATTTCCAAAAGAAGGAGGTAATATGACAGAAATCGTTTACAGAGGTGAAAGCAACCAACCTCTAACAAATAGCAAACTGGTTGCTGAGGTCTTTGGCAAGTCTCATAAGCACGTGTTAGACGCAATAAGAGAAATTGTTAAGGGGTATGCCGAAAAATCGGCTGACCCGATGTTTGAGGAAACGACCTACATCAACGAGCAGAACAAACAGAGTTATCCAATGTTCATTATGAATCAAGATGGTTTCACTCTGCTGGCGATGGGATTCAATGGCAAGAAGGCGATGGAGTTCAAACTGAAATACATCGAAGCCTTCAACGCTATGAGGAGACAGATTGAACTATCCAATCCATCCGTCCCTCAGAACTATCTAGAAGCTCTCAAATCTCTGGTCAAGGCTGAGGAAGAGAAACAGCAGCTAGCTTTGGAGAACAAGAAGCAGCAGGAACAAATCCTCACTATCAGCAAGACGAACATGGAACTCGGCAACAAGATTACCGAAATGCTGCCGAAGGTCAGCTACTACGACAAAATCTTGCAGAGTAATGCCACCATGACCGTTACTCAGATTGCTCAGGACTACGGAATGAGTGCCATGAGGTTAAACAAGGAGTTGGAGTCTATGAGAATCCAACACAAGGTAAGAGGTCAATGGATATTGTTTGCCCAGTTCCTCGAAGGTGGATATGTTCACAGCAGAGCAGTAGACATCGTAAGGAGTGATGGTCGGCACGATGTGAAATACAACACCGAGTGGACAACGAAAGGAAGAATCTTCCTATACGAATCACTCAAAGCGAAGGGCATTCTCCCCTTGATAGAGCAGGAGAACACTCCCAGCGATAAGAGCACTGGTAGAACAGAGCCAGCCAAGGCAGCTAGTGCCAGTCAACAAACCATCAAATTCAACTGATATGATAGACAAAGAGATTAAGGAGCAGCTAGACCGCATAGAGCAGTATTCGCTCATAGCTGCAAAGAATGTGCTCAACATTAATGAAGCTGCAATCATTCTTGGTATGACGGTTAGAGGAGTGAGAGAGAACGTCAGGAACCGCATCATTCCTTGCTATAAACCAAATGTGAACCGACTCTACTTCAAGAAGAGCGAGTTGGAAGAGTGGATGACTCAGAACCGCAGAAAGAGCATGGCAGAGTTGAAATCAGAGGCAGCAGCCTATTGTTTTACCCATTAAACAGATAAACTTATGATAGCAGATGTAATGTTGGTAGCTAGCGTAATCGCTTTCGCTGTTGCCGTTAAGGAAATTCACTCCTACTTCAAGGAAGTAGGCAAGTAAGATATATGGAGATTGAACCTCACAAATTTAGTTTAGTATTAAGTTATTAATGTGTTAAGTCTTATAACGTTTCAGCCATCGAATTTTTCATTCGGTAAACAGCAGAGGTTTTTTGGAGTTTGCTACTCCCAGTCTCCACTATAACTTTAGTCGTTATAATTTTACATGTTTTAAGTTTTTGCACAGCGCAAGTAACTCAGTTGGTAGAGTATGAAGGTTTATGAGCCTTCGAAGTCGTGGGTTCGAGTCCCACCTTGCGCCCAATATAGCCCGATTCCAAGGCTTTATATCGGATAGGATAAACCTTCCTAGAGAGGTACACGTACCCAAAAGGAGCATCATTAACCACAGATGGTGCTTAGACGTGGAAGTGGCAAGCGAGTACATACACCTGATAGGTGGAATTTGGAAAAACTTGGAGTTCACTTGTGAAGAAGCAGACCTGATGCCGTGACCCTTATATAACAAGGTAGCATCTAAAGGTAGGAGCGCACAACTACAAATCGGTTCTAATGCAGCCAGCACGCTTTCTTTTTTCTATTCGGTTCAAGTTATTGGTTATTTTATAGAAATCAGATATATCACAATATGTGCGATTACTAGTGCTGGGAGTCCTAAGCCTCCATGAATGCAGAAGGGAACCAAGGAGCGATTCACCATCCGCCAAGATTGTATAGATGTCGCTCCACGGAGGTGGCGGTTTTATCATATTCATTTTACTGCCCCTCCTTTTCTAAAGGAAATTGCAGATATTGACATATTAGTGTGTTTCATACAGATTACATTTTCGATGCGGTAGCGACCGCTCAGGTTAAACTAAAATAAAAAACTCTCGCCCCACCATTCGTGAGAACCGTGGGGCTTTTAATTTGAACATTTCAAACCATACAATATGAGATATAAAGCAAATAGTTGTCACGATTGTCTCTTCTTGACTATGTGTGACAATCCGAATAAGAACCCAGATGGTGGCTACAGATGCTGCTTCTATCAATGGAAATATCAATAACAACTTAATACATATAAGATATGAAAGAACTTATCGCAATTCAGTCAGAACTGAAAGCCCCGAAGAGTCAGTTCAACAAATTCGGTGGCTACAAGTATCGCAAGGCTGAGGACATTCTTGAAGCTGTCAAGCCTTTACTCGCCAAGCAGAAATGTACGCTCATCATCACCGATGATGTAGTCTTGGTAGGCAACCGCATTTATGTTAAGGCTACCGCCACTATCAAGAACGAGAAGGGCGAGTGTGAAACAACCAATGGTTGGGCTAGAGAAGAGGAAACCAAGAAAGGTATGGATGGCAGTCAGATTACTGGAGCATCCTCCTCTTACGCCCGAAAGTATGCCCTCAACGGTCTCTTTGCTATTGATGATAATGCTGATTCTGATACCACCAACGATGGGCAGCATCAGGCAGCGCAGCAGCAGACACAGACTCAGCAGCCAGCCGCCCAGCAGACAGCATCCCCTCAGTACCACCCGAGCGACCTGAACGAAGGATTGGGTTATCTGAGCAGATGTGTTAGCAAGGACAATCTGTTGTGGGTAATTCAGCATTACCAGCCACTCTGCTCTAACACTCAGTTCATGCAAGCTGTATCAGCCAAGAAGAAACAATTAGGTATACAATAATATGACAACAGAAACAAAGAAAATCACTTTGAATGTGCCAAGAGTCACATTCATTGAGGAATCTCATCAGTACTTCATTGGCAAGAAGGAACTGAAAGGAGTAACGGGAACGCTCATCAAGAAAGCCTTCCCCGACACCTATAAGAATATTCCAGAGTCTGTATTGAAGAAGGCAGCAGAGCGAGGAGGTCTTATCCACAACACGTTTGAAACCTTCTGTTCCATCTTCGATGCCGACATCAAGCAGTACCCGAACCCTACGGAAGAGCTTCAAGCCTTCCACAGCATGTTAGTCGCATACGATTTACACTATGTAGCATCCGAGTATCTTGTTACAGATGGTGAGAACTTTGCATCTGCCATTGATGGAATCTTTGCCGACAGCAAAGGCAACATCTATCTGGTAGATTACAAGACCACCGCCACCCTTCACTACGACAACGTTTCGCTCCAGCTATCCATATATGCAAAATGGTTCGAGGAGCAGAACCCCGACCTAAAGGTGAAGGAGATTGTCTGCATGTGGTTCAAGAACGGACAGAGCAAGTTCCAGCCACTACCTAGGGTAGCAGATTGGCAGATTGACGATTTAATCAACGCTTATCTCGCAGATGATACAGACTATCAGTATAAGGTGGAAGTTCCTGAGCAGTTTTCAGCACTAGAGCAGGAGTTCAGATTAATAACCGCTCGTGTGGATGCCCTGAAGATTAAGCAGGATGAGTTGAAGGAAAAGATAATGAAGATGATGGAAGACAACAAGCAGAAATCCGTCAAGACTCAGTTCGCCTCCTACTCTTATGTGGCAGCTACAACCAAGAAGACATTCGACACGAAGCTGTTCAAGGACACGGAGCCTGACCACTACGAGCACTATCTAAAAGAAACTACCACCAAGCCATCAATAAGAATCAAACTTAATTAAGTATAGATATGAACATTAAATTTACTGGTAAAATTATTGCAGAAGGGCAAGTTCAAATGGGAACTTCCCAAAACGGAACCCAATGGAGTTCTTGTGAGTACACTATCGAAGAGTTGAACGAGCAGTACCCTGCAAGAGCCGTTATCTCGGTATATGGCTCAGACAAGTTGCAGCAGTTCAACATTCAGTTGGGAGAAATCATCACCGCACACATCGGATTGAAGGCGCGCCAGTCTAAGGAAGGACGTTGGTTCAATCAGTTGGACTGCTGGAAGGTGGAACGACCAAATGGTCAGCAGCAAGGTCAGGTTGTTCAGAATCAGATTAACGCAGCACATCAAATCGCTGGTGGATATTACCAACCACAGCAACAGCCAATACCTCTGAGCCAGCAACAGCAGTTTCCACCTCAGGTTAACGCAAGTGGTCAACCTATTCAGCAGAACGCTCAATATGCAGGTGGTCAGCAGAAAAGTAATCTCCCATTCTAAGCATTAATATATAAGGTATGGAAATCCATCTATTAAGAACATCCACTGGTCTTCTCCCATACACGGATGATGATTACGAGGAAATGAAAAAGATAAAGGTTGGTTCCATCGTCAAGGCAAATATCGTCATACCAAGAAACATTAAGTTTCATCGCAAGTTCTTCGCCCTTATCAGAGCAGCATGGGATTGTCTTACCGAACAACAGCGCACAAACCTTCGCTCGATAGACACATTCCGTGAAGAGCTTCTGATAACGTCAGGATTCAGTGAACCGCTCTACGACCTCAACGGACAGAAGTTCTTGGAGAGAGCCAAGTCTATCTCCTTCGCCAAGATGGATGAGCCAGCCTTCAATGAAGTATATAGTAGATGTCTTGATACCATCCTAACCATTCTCATGGCTAATGGTATTACAGAAGACGGTTTTAATAACATTTTACAAAATTATAGTTAGTATGACACGTAGAAACGACAAGCGCAACAACAGACGTAATCGTCAGCGCAGCAACAACCCAGAGTTACCAGAGTTTGCATCAATGCTTTTCGGAGCACTCCTTGGCAAAGGAGTAGATATGATTGCAAAGAAGATGGCAGAGAATGCCGAGGAAGAGACTCCTGATATTCATGCAGAAGGCATCAGCAATCAGGACGTTACAAACATCAATAACGGAAAGGCAACCCTATCTAAGTTGCGCATTCCTGCTGATGGTTCGGCAGTAGAGTACCCTATCCCTGATAATCTCCAGTTCTTCTTCGCTGAGGATGGTAAGTTGATGGTTCGCAAGAAGACGGAACATGAGACTGCTCCTGATGATAAGGAAGGCAATCCTATCACCTATTATGATATTTGCAAGAAACTATTCTGTAATAATAAGATATACTGGGCTTATAAAGATGATATTGACTCAGTCATGGCATCACCATCAAATTACAAAGATGTTGACAACTGCACCAGCGAGGCTCAGGTAAAACGTTTGATTGCTTTCAACAAGTTGCATAACATCGCCAAGTATCTCAATGATGGATGGAAACCAAACTTCAAAGAAGGTACGTATAATTGGTATATTATCAAAAGACGAGACGGAGGATATAAAGCCATGTTTATTTCCTCAGAAAATGACGGAATTGTTTACTTTAAGAGTCAATACCTTGCCAATGAAGCTATCCGTCTGATGGGTGAAGATTCTCTCAACGACCTTTTCTCAACCGATTGGTAATGGCAACATACGCTGAAATCAAGGCAAAGCTACAGCAGGAAGGCAAGAAGATACGCAAGCGAGCATCCTACGATGAGCACAACTTGCAAGCCGCAGAGGTCAGGTATATCCGTGGGGTATATCCTGACCTTGAAGGAGTCTTCTTTGCCGTTCCTAATGGTGGCAAGCGAACTTCCCGACAAGCCGCATGGCTCAAAGAAGAAGGTATGAAGGCAGGAGTATCTGATATGCTGCTCCTGAAGCGCACCTCCCAGTACGGTTTCCTCTGCATTGAAAACAAAACACCGAAAGGTAGGCAGGAACCCGAACAGAAGTTATTCCAGCATGAAGTAGAACGACATGGTGGCAAGTACATCATCGTCCGCTCTATAGATGAATTTATACAAGCAATCGACAATTATTTAAATGGAGAACTATGACAGATGAAATCAAACAAGCCATCCAGCTTCTAGAAGAGAATGGCTATAAAATTACTGCTCCTCCAAAGGAAATCAAAGACGAATATACCTTTGAGCGAGCATGGAACTTGTACGACAAGAAGGTAGGCTGCAAAGCCAAACTCGAAAAGAAGTGGAACTCCATGAGCAAGAAAGACCGCAAAGCAGCCATAGAGTATATTCCTCTCTATGTAATCTCACAGCCCGACAAGCAGTACAGAAAGAACTTCCAAACCTTCCTTAACCAGCGAGGATGGGAAGATGAAATCATCGGAGCAACACCACCGCCAGCAGCCGTTAACGAGCATCCGTCTGATATTAGCCTACTTATTGACAAGACAAGGGCTGAACGGAACGTAACAAATGCGGATAAGGACAACGTTTTCAAGACACGCATCATAGGTATGATAGAACTTCTGCAAAAGAATCCTCATAGCCTATGCCGAAAGCAGTTGGAGATATATCGTGATAACGGAACCTTGGAACGCTTGGGCATCCAATGGAATCCATAAACCACAAATCTGTTTACCAAAATGATAGCAATCAGCAAGTACAACAAGCAGCATCCTCTCAGAGTCTTTGAGGCATTCGCTGGGTATGGCAGTCAGAGCCTAGCCTTCAAGTACCTCAAAGATAAGCATCCTGAGTTCGACTTCAAGGTAGTGGGCTACTCAGAGATAGAACCATCAGCCATCCAAGCCTACGGACTCCTGCACGGAAGAGACATACCTAACTATGGAGACGTGACAAGGATAGACTGGAATGAGGTTCCCGACTTCGACTTCATATCATGGTCTTCACCTTGCCAAGACTTCTCCAATGCAGGACTTCGACAAGGAGCAGAGGAAGGCAGCGGCACACGCTCATCCCTTATCTTTCAGGAGAAGAGAATGCTAGCCGTGAAGAAACCCAAGTATGTGATGCTAGAGAACGTGAAAGGTCTACTCTCAAAGTCAATGAGGAAGTACTTCTTCAAGTACCTCAAAGACCTTGACTCCTTCGGTTACACTTCTTTTTACAAGGTTCTTAATTCTAAAGATTATGGAATTCCACAGAATCGTGAACGTATCTTCGTAATCTCCATCCTACGCACAGAATACGAGCCGAACCCAGAGTATCACTTCCCTTCGCCTATCAAGTTAGAGACTTCGGTTGAGGACATCTTGGAAGACAACGTATCTCCCGAATATTTCCTATCCCAGCCCCTTCTCGAAAAGTATCTCACCAAAGCAGACATCAATAAATCAATCGAAAAACTCTACCCAGAAGATTTCAATACCGAAAACTGCTGATGGCTGCTCTGTTGCTGTCACCTCCAGTTTTTCTATGACCAGCGTAATGAATATGCTAGACACTGGTCATTATCCAAAGGGTGGAGTCTTAATCATCAATAAATTATAATGTGCGACAAAATTATAAAGCTAGCAAACCTCCAAATCAAAGGCAGAATAGAGCAGCAGACCAGAGTCTACTCCACCAAGGGAATCTCTCCTACTCTCAATTCAGCCATGGGTCACGGAGGTAATTGCATTCCACTATTCTTAATCGTCAAAGAACATGAATGATAATAAAATCATAAGATTGGTAAGTCTTAACAGACCTGAGAGATTTGAGCAACAGAATCGTGTTTATTCTGTTAAAGGTATCTACCCTACTCTCAATGCTGTAATGGGAAACGGAGGAAACAATATCCCACTTTTCTTAATCGTCAAAGAGATATGATAACCGGAGGAAATAGAATGAAATCCCTGCTCCTTTCGGGGAAGGTAAAACCTGATGTAGGCGGTCAAGTTCTCGACATCTATAACCAATCTGTAATGCAAGGTATCTCCCCTACAATCAAGACAACCATTGATACAGCAAACATGACATTCGTAACAATCATGAACAAAGAAATCATTCACACCGCTCCAAACGGAAAGAAATACTCCATCCAAATCAGGAAGTACACTCCAAGAGATTGTTTCCGACTGATGGGAGTTCACGAATCTGACATAGACAAACTACTGAGCAAGGAGAAGTCTGGTCAACTCATCATCTGCAAGAGCAAACTCTATGCACTGGCAGGAAACTCAATAGTAACCAACTTACTGACCGCCATGTTCGAGGAACTGATATTCCCATCAGGAAATCACTACCACGACAAGACTGGTCAGCTATCACTCTTCTAGCTTATGGATATTTTTGGATATATCAAGGTAGGCAAGCGTATCAGCAAAGCGCACAAAGCCATGTTTACCCACAAGACCATGGTAATATGGTACAAAGGCAACCCAATCATCGGAACAATGCACGATGGCTTATGGTATCAGCAAGACCTAAACGGAATGTTGGAACAATTAATGTTCCAATCAGAAGTCACACACGTCTCATTTTTACCTTCTCCAAATGAAGACAGAGAAAGAAAAAATCCTAGCCATCATCGCTGAGATTCAGGAAGAACGTGAAACTTCCCACATCGTGCCGCCCCACGTCCTCACATCTGAAATCATCAACCGAGGATTCCAGCACCCTTATCAAACCCTCAACGAGTTATGTGCAGAAGGAAAGATAAACTGGTGCCGCACCCTCAACGATATGGCATTCACTATCAGAAAATAATAAATCAAGAACAATATGGAAATTATAACGCAGAAAGAAATGGCATCCTTAGCAGAATATGCTTTTAATAATGCCGAAAAGCATGGTTTCTATACTGAGAGCACAGAAATAGAAACCGCATTAATGCTCATCATCACGGAAATGGCAGAAGCTGTTCAGGCAGACCGACACAATCGCAACGGAAGTATCGAAGACTATGAGAGCGAGATTCAGATGGGCAGAGATATTCCTACCGCCTACAAGAACTCTCTTGAAGGAACGGTTGAATCGGAGTTCGCCGATATTGCAATTCGTATCTTATCACTCTTAGGATGGATGAACAGCAAAAAATCGATAAGTTTTGAAAGCGATTATATCCTTACTGAGGAATATCAAGTAGGTAGGCTTATATATAATATCAGTATCGTAAAAAGTTTCTATCGCCTTAATAAGCAATTCGGTTATTTTGTTGATAACGAAAATCACGATTGGTATACAGCCAAAAAACTACAGCATATACTCATGAGGGTATTCGCAATCGCTCACAATCACAATATCGACCTGATGGAGCACATCAAGTTAAAAATGAAGTATAACGAATCACGTCCGTATCTTCACGGATGCAAATATTAGGAGGACAAAATTATGTTTGGAATAGAACAGATTTCAAGAAGATGCTTAATGACTTTGAGTGATGGTAGCAAAATTCAAGCTACCATCTACATTCCAAAGCCCACCAAGCCCATCTTCCCTGAGCAGATGGAGCGTCAGTTAATTGAGAGTTTTAATAATTCGCAACCTCTTGCAGTAAACAAGGTTATAAAGTGTCACATAATGAGGAATTAAGTTATGGAAGATTTATCTATTGGGTCAGAAATCATCTTGAAGGTGGTAGAGACCGAGAAAGAACAATGCAATGGTTGTTTTTTCGATGAGATATGTACCGACATTTATGAAAAAGTTTGCGGAAATTTCAAGTGTGTCGCAATCGACAGAAAAGACGGAAAGGCTGTTCAATTTAAAAGAGTGAAGTGATATGAAGAAAATCAAAAGCAAGAATATTCAGAACTATGTAATGAACGATATGGTATGGAAGGTTGATATGCCAAGGATATTGAAAGAGATAGCTGAGTGTTCTAAAAGCACTCCTTATCCTGTGACTTTTACGATTTTGGCACGCGTGCTTGGAATACTCACAGAAAGGGCTATTGAGATTAATGACCCTGCACTAAACATCATTATGATGAACCTTGGACTTTACGAAGGAGTGCATGATAAGAACGCAGGTGAGGTTATATCTAAACAGCGCAAGTTGATTGCTGATAATCAAAAATAGGAGGGCTATGTATGATTAGAGACGATGCAAAGATAATTGTAAAATCAAATGGTGTATCACTTAAAGAAGCCTTGACTAAAGAAGTAGTTAAGGCACTCAATAAAGAAGCTTCCATCTATATGAATTATGAAATCTCCGAAGTAAAGCTTGGTGGCAACCATCCTAGTGTCAAGGAAAATCGCAGAACTAGAAGAATGTTAGAACTTAGAAAAAGAAAGGGTAGATTATGATAGATGACAAGAAAATAGAAGCTGCTGCCGAAGAGTACAACGAGAAAGTTGAAAATGAATTGGAGAAGAAGCACATTCCAAAGCGGACATTTGCAGAACGCTATGCAGAATCAGCAATAAGTGAATGTGCTTTTAAAGCTGGTGTCAAGTGGGCAATCTGTGAATTGCTTAATGACTTGTGGCATCCTGCTAACGAAAAACCTCTACTACGAAATGGAAAATGCTTAGTAGTATACAATAGTGGTAAAATTGATATATTTAAAATATCTTTTATTTATGAAATGCTTTACAATTATGGTAAAGATGGTATGGGCTGGAAATGCTGGGCTTATGTCTCCGATTTATTCCCAAAGGAAGGAGGCAACCATGATTAAGCCAGTTACTATGTACTCTGTCATTTGTGATAGATGTGGAAAACCATTTATTGATGAATTTAATGGCATTGTGGCTTGGTTGGACGAAGGAACCGCAAAAGAGCAAGCAATGGAAAGCGAATGGGCAGAAATAGGTGATAAGTACTACTGCCCAGACTGCTATGAGTTTGACGATGAGTTAGATGAGTATGTACCTAAAAAGAAAGGAAAATAAATATGAAGAAGGAAGGATATTACGAATATGGAAACGGAATCTACCCTTTGAAACTTTGGGTACACATCGGTAAAGACTTGAAAGAGCTGATAGATTCCTGTTTTGACGGGTGCAATGCTCCAGATAGAGATTACGGAGGCGTTACATATTCAGATGCTGTCAGAAAGAGCGACAACAGACGTGGTGTTCTAGTCTCGTTTCAATGCTCGAAGGATATGTCGATGGACTACTGCTGCCATGAGGCTTCTCACGTCTGCGATGCCATCGAGGAATATACTGGCTTGGAACACGGCGACGAGTCTTCTGCCTACTTGATTGGCTGGATTGCGTCTTGCATCAACAAGGCTCGTTTGGGCATTGGAGATTTCGTTGAACTAAAAGATAAGGAGGAATAGATTATGATTAAGAAAGAATTAAGCGTATGAAACAGGAGTTTATTATTGGTGATATTGTTATGTATAAAAACAGAATACATACTATTATAGATATACTTGCTTCAAATGGTTATGAATTATCTTATGTAAGGCATCCAGTAAGCCCAGTAAGATTATCTGGAGTTCCTCTTACTCCTGAGATTCTAGAGAAAAATGGATGGAAGGATGATGGTTATGATTGGTATAGATTGCCAACAAAAAAAGCTTATCTGTATATAACAAAAGATATGACAACTTTGGGTGAGTTCTTGGTGTGTGTAGGTCTAGACAGACATAATATTGCTAGTATTAGTTTTGTTCATCAACTCCAGCATCTTCTCTTCGGTCTAGGACTTAACTCAGAAATGGAGGTGTAGATATGGAAGATTATTGTGAATATTGCAACCAAGGGTATTGCACATTGCAAGGGGTCGTATGCAGTTTTGATGAAGAGAACCCTTGCATCATAAATGAAATGAAAGTTTAACGCCTTCGGGCATAATTTTAAAAGATATGAAAAAAGATGAATTACAAGCAAAGGTTGCCAAGCAACTAAGCATTATCAATGATGCTAACAATGAGATTTGTTCTTACGTAAATGATTACATCGAAAGTCTTCCATACAAAGTTGGAGACAAAGTTAGCTGCTCCAGATGTGATGTTTGTTGGATTACAAGAATCGTCCCTAAACGAGGTTACAGTGGCTATAATGGCGAGATTGAGGTAAGAATCAACCCTGCTAAGAAAGATGGCACTCGCTCCAATAGAGAGTTTGTACTATGGAGTATGGAAATTGATAGTATCAAAAAGATTAGTTAATCATCCTGCAAAGGATATAAATAGTATTAATATATGGAAGCTATACCAGCTTGTATCAACTGCAAGCATATAAAACGAGAATATGGTGTCTTATATTGTGATGTTGATAAGTCAAGAGTAGAAGAATCTGATTGTTGCGATGGTGATAATTGGAATTTTGATAGTATATTTGAATAGTAACTAACCATACCTTATGGGATATAAATATAAGTAATATAATGAAACAGTACATTGGAACAAAGGTCATTATGGCAGAGCCTATGACTATGACAGAAGCACAGATAGTGCTTAGTAGAGAAATTAAGCCAACAACCGTTGAGGAAGATGGTTACTTAGTAGAATACAAGGACGGATATAAGTCTTGGTCTCCTAAGAGTGTGTTTGAGGAAGCCTATCGTGAACTAGGCTCTGTTAACTTCGGTGGTGCTATTGACTTATTGAAGGCAGGTCTTGCGGTAAGACGCAAGGGATGGAATGGCAAGGGATTGTTTATCGTTAAGCAGGTTCCTTCTCATATCACAGGTGACATCATTCCTAATATGCAGTCACTCCCTCAGTCTGCCAAGATCATCTTGATGAACCGTGAGAATCCTCACATTGACTATACTAATCAGATGCTTATCATCAATCCAGATGGCAGAGCAGATTCTTGGGTTCCTTCTTCTAGTGATGTATTTGCGGAAGATTGGGAATTTGTAACAGAGTAACTAATAGCCCTCTCCTTGACAACAGGGAGAGGGTAAAAGAAGAGAATATGGATGCAGATAAAATAACATTAGGTGGCTATATTGCATATCTCAAAGGTATATATCAACGATATGGAAATATAAGTATTGCGCAACTAAAGCATATAGAAAGAAACAGAAAAAAGGAGAATAAACAATGAGCGTATATGCAACAATAGACTTGGATAGCTTGATGTGCAAGCTATCTGATAAAGAATTATATGATTTCATGATTGAAACATTCCGTGATAGAGTACCTGACGAATCCCACATAAGCCTTATAACAGAAATGTTTAAGGTTATGTATGATTCAGACCAAGAATATGCACTTTCCAAAATAGTTGCTAACATACAAGAAATAAGACCAAAGCAAGTATCTCCTATATGGGTATCTGTCAAGGATAGACTTCCACCAGTAGATAAAGAAGCTGTAGTACTCACTACAGATGGTGAAATATGCTTCGGACATATAGTAGATAAAAAGATAGCCAAAGACTACAACGGATGGAATATTCCTAATGTAGAATACTGGCTACCATTCGTTGACCCAAAAGATAAATGATTATGGATTTTATGAATTCAGAGCGTAAGGCACGTAAGCCACACAAATGTTATATGTGTGGTTGTACGATAGAAGTAGGACAGAAATATATACGTCAGTTTACTCCCGAATATAGGTCAACCATCTGTATTCACAAGGAATGTGAAGAACTCCTAAGTCACGAAGGCTTTTATAATGAAGACGATTATGGGACTGATGATGACTTCTTTCACAATGCTATCTTTGATTACGTCAATGAGCACCATTTGTCCGATAATGGCGAAGCATTTGATGAAGGTTGGGATGGTGATAATTATCACTTGGTAAAAATGATTTTAAAAGAATTAGAAGTATGACAAAATTTAAGGTAGTTAGATATTGGGATACATACCCCGATGGAGTTGTTGCAACTTGCGATACAGAGGAAGAGGCAGAGAAGATATGCAATGAATATCGTAGAAAACGCAAGCCTATGTATGATTATCTAGTCAAAAAGTGGGATGAATAATGACTAGAGAAGAGTTAAGGAATAATTATGGTAATGAAATCTGTGAGTTATGCTGCCGAGAGTATTTTGTTAACAGAGCATACCCAGAATCGCTTTGCGAAGGTCGGTATTGCGAAGAGGTAGAAGATAGTTTCGCAGATGAACATAATATAAAATTGGAGGATTGAGTATGACAAGAGAAAAACTTTTAGAAAAGGCTAGAGAGTTCGAGAAAAAGAACAAAAGTTTCACTTGGAAACCAAATGACTTCCCTGAGGATATGAGCGAGAGTAGTACTATTGATGAACTTATATCAGAAGGAGATTGCATGTATGTTGCTTTGGAAGAAGCCGTTAAGCTAATAAGTGATTTGGCTGATGAGTTGGAATATAAAATAGAAGTGGAGGATTGATTATGGCTGAATTGTTATTTGACATTTTTCTTTTTTCTTATACGACTGCTATAGGGTTTATAATAGGATATTATTATTCACGAAAGTAAAATAGCGTATGAAAATAGAAGTTACAAGAGTAACGGACTGGCAGCGTGTAGTGGATGCTGCTCGGTTCACGCAAGGTAAGGAACCGCTGGGACATGAGCCTAGCGATGAGTTCAAGAAACAGATGATTCTCAGCGAGCATTCACCGCTCAGAGAATTGGAGTTCGATATTAAGATGTATGGCATACCATACTGGGTGAGCAATCACTTTGTCCGTCATGTTCATGCTCAGCCATTCGTCTCCACATCACGACCAGATATTACTGGCTCCAAGGTATCACGTCACGATATGCGTCAGGATGATTTGGTCAACTTGCAGCTATCCCTCAACGCTCAGGAAATTATCAATATCTCGAAGTTGAGACTATGCAACAAGGCCTCAAATGAGACAAGAGAGGTGTGGTACTTTGTTATTGATGAATTGGCACGTATCGAACCTTTGCTTGCATCCGCTTGCGTTCCTCAATGTGTATATAGAGGGTTCTGCCCTGAGTCAAAATCATGTGGCAGAACTAAGTCAAACATATTTTCCGTTATAAGAAAATACTACAAAAATCTCGAAACATATTAAAGTAACCAATGAAATATCCAAAATTTAACGTCAATGAATTTGTCGGTGGGCACTTCGAGTACACCACTCCCTGCCCATTCGGCATATACGGCAAGTACACCAACGAAATACTATATGTTGGTAGCCTTGCTTGCCAGCGATGCGAGCACTTCCGAGGAATCAACAAAGAAGATGGTATCGTATCTTGTGGAATCGAATAGTTTTAAGAGTGCAGCCTATCTGCATTCTTCTTAATAATTAATCAAATTTTATATATGAATACAAAGAAAATCTCAATTATTCAGCGTATCAAGGAGAAGTTCCTTGGTAAGCAGTTCTTTATTGCAGTTATCGCTAACAAGGGAACCAGTTCCTACTTCGTCAACTCTACCATCTACCGCTCAGAGAAGGAGGTGAAGGCTTACAAAAAGTACATCACCACAGATGAGCGTATGAAACAGAGCTTCGATTTCGTAGGCTATTATGGTTTCCGTTCAAAGTTCGACTTCCGCATTCCTCTTAGCGGAAAGCCAGTATCAGTTGAAGAGGCAAAGAAACTGGCAGAGAAGTAGTATGGGAAAGTTGATAGACCTTACTGGACAGCGTTTCGGCAGATTACTCGTCTGCCGAAAATCTGATAAAGAGAACCACCAGCATGGTGCGTTCTGGATATGCAAGTGTGATTGTGGCAGGGGTTGTACGGTTCTAGGTTCTGCTCTTCGTGACGGACGAACCAAATCATGTGGCTGTTACCGCTCAGAACGTGCAACCGCCATCATCACCAAGTATGGCAACCGCAAGGGTAGACCCAAGCGGAAAGACAAAGTTAACGGATAATATCCATTTTATCACTTTTCATATTATATTTGCAACATGAAATTCAAGTATTTAATAGATAAAGTCAAAGGCTTCAGACACCGCAACGATTTTGTGTTACTGGACGGAAGAGCCAACTCGGTCACGCTCTCCAAGGGCATCTACGACCACATCATGCAGAAGGAGCGAACAGACAATTCCATCTTCGTGTTCAGGTTATCTGACAGAGGTACATACGGATTCTGCATGCGTGAGGACTGGGAAGAACTTCGCAAAGCTAACACCGCCTTCGCTCAGCTTCAATTCAATCAGAAGTATAAGAAGGTAGGTTTCAGAAGTGACTACCCTTCCATCACCGCCATCCTTGATGATTACAATCTTCCGCTCAACAAGATGGTTCGTCTTACTTGCATCCCACGCAAGTCAGCCAAAGGCGAACCTTATTACGAAATCATGCGACCAAACTTAAATTCGAGCACATGGCAACAAGACAAGAAGTAATACTCAAAGGACTTACCCACTCTCCATCCGACTACGATTGTCAGGATGGGGAGTTGGCAACCTGCCTCAACCTCATCAACGAGGATGGGGCACTCCACCCTATCCAGCAGCCGATAATAGTAGAGAGTAGCAAGAATATCACCATACACCAATATAGTTCAATAGAACTGGTTCATAAGGTGACACACAATCAAGCTATTCACTCCCACTATATCATACGTTCCTCAGAACCACAAGATAGGGAAAGATGGGGATGGATAGAGCAGGATTCTGTAGATGATACACCAACAGAGTTCCTGCTTGGCGATGATTTTCACGTCAATTCCGTTTGCGCCATCGGAAACGTCTTGTGCTTTGTTGGTATTAAAACTACTAAATATGCAATATGGAAGAATGGCTTGTACCTTGTTTTCGGAAAAGAAGACTTGCAGTTTGGTGTTGAAATTGCCAACACATACCATCAAGACCTCACCTTGAAGGTGGAAGCTGGAGACAACTTCTACGACTACTTTATTGTTGAGAGTGGCAACCTCAACCTTTACTATAATACAAGTGCTATTGGTACGAGGAAGATGTTTACAGACCTTGATGCGATTGCCAACAAGAAACTTGCAGAATTAGGAACAGAGTATCTGAAAAGAAATGTTTTCGGTGTTGCTGCTATTCGTCTTTACGATGGTACATACATCAATATATCAAACCCTTTTGTTCTTCCTAGTGCAGAGTCTAACGCTGTTTCTAGAAAGATAAACATATACAAAGAACCAGTAAAACCAGATGCTCCAAACGGAAAGACTATAACGTCAGGTGTTGGCATCAACAAATACACCATAGATATTAGAGAAATTGGCAACTTGCAGATATACGAGGATATTGTTCAGGGAGTTGATATATTCCTTACTAATGGCGAAAGTTTCTATCAGATAGATAAATCTTATGAAATAATCAGAACTGCTGATTATGGAGATATAGACTACGTGCTTTTGGATGATATGAACGCAAGAGACGTTCACGACACAATCGGCAATATGCCTTTCTATCATTCGATATTCATTCCTCTTAGCGAATTTGAACATCCGAAAGTTGTTAAGAGGCCAACGCAAGCAGAGGAAAACATTTCTCTTGCCGACCTCAACCGAATAGCGTTTGGCGGTACTACTGCTATTACATACAACAACCGACTGCACATCGCTGGCATCAGGAAGAACATAGATTCCAGTTTGGTTCGGCAACCATACGGTTACAAGAACGAAGAATATCTTACCGCCATATATGAGATACCGACAAGCAACGGAACGTACTACCTGAACGGAAGTATCGGTAATTGGCAGGATATTATTGCTGTTCCAATTAGTGATGTAAAAGAGATGGTCGTTTACGTAAAGCGCACATCTGGGTATCAAAAAAAACGTTTTACATTATATAGCCCTTCTAATTTTGGCTTGTCATTTTTCGTGCAAACTCTAACTGGAGGTATTGATGATATTATGGGAGGCGATTGGTATGATATTACGGAATCAGACTGGAATGCAATCAAGCAGAAAGCAGATAGTTTTGCCGTATCAAACTCAGATGATTCTTATCAGCCTTCACTTATCAGAGTGAGCGAAGCTGAGAACCCTCTTGTCTTCCCAGCTAAGAATAGTGTTCAGGTTGGCTCATCCATCGTTAGTGCAATGGCAGCCAATACCAGACCAATCAGCGAAGGTCAGTTTGGTGATGCCCCACTCTACGCTTTCACCGATGAAGGTGTATGGGTGTTGATGCTGGACGAAGAAGGAACCTATATTGCCCGACAGCCAGCCAACAGAGACGTTTGCTCTAACCCTAAAGGTATATTGCAGATTGATGATGCAGTTCTGTTCCCTACCGAGCGAGGCATCATGATGCAGCGAGGACGAGAATCTGAGTGCATTACCGATGTGTTGGATGGCTTTCCATTCGACTTCAATCTAATATACAGCCATTCTGGGAAAGATACATACTACCCTCTCTCTATTCTTGAACTACAAGATTTTGAAGATGGAGAAGTAGCCTATGTTAGGTTCAGGAAGTATATGAAAAATGCAAGCATGATTTACGACTATTACGATAGCCGTATCATAGTCTTCAATCCTAGCTATGACTATGCGTATGTGTATTCATTGAAAAGCAATTTGTGGGGAACGATGGTGAATGCGTTCGCCAAGCGAGTTAATAGCTACCCTGAGTCATACGCTATCAACTATGCAGGAAAGATTGTTAATGTTTACGTTGAAAAACCGAGCGACAACATTCCTTTCTTTTTCTGCACAAGACCATTAACGCTTAATCAGGGAGATAACTATAAAACGATGTTTACTTGTATCATCCGTGGTTATTGGACGTGCGAGGCCAACAAATATAACGGACAGGTTCTTTTTGGAAGCAACGATATGAAACGTTGGTTCTATATCGGTTCTTCTATAGGCAATAGTCTTAGAAACTTGGTTGGCTCTCCATACCGCTATTTCAGAGTTGCCGTCATTGGCAATATGAATGCTGATGAAAGCATCAGCAGCATTTCTACTGCTTTCCAACAAAGATGGCAGAACAAACTTAGATAATATAACTTTTGTCATTTAATACAATAAAGGGTAGCAGTCCGTGATGGATAGCTACCCTTACTTTATCTTAGTCTAAAAAGACTAGCCACTTAAAATGGATGCAATGCTATTCTTACCCTTCCAGCCGAGCGGTTGCTGGCATCCTTAATCTTCTGTTTTTTATCCTCAGCCAAAGCCCAGAATCTATCAGCACCATCAGGATAAACAATCATTAACCACTCATATAAAGACTGGTTCACAATATAATCATGAATATATACCGTCATGGTATGCACGCTTGTCTTCGAGAATCCACTTGGCATTCTCATGGCTAGATAATAGGCATCCTCATCATTTGTCGGGGAACCTATACACTCTTCCCACTCATTGGAATCAAAACCACCTCCAAGCATTTCCATCTTGGTATATCGGAAAAGCATTTCCTTGCAGTCTTCTACCGCTGAGTCAAGAATCCTTGCCAGTTTATCCCGATTGCCATCCTCACCCACATCATAGACGTTATGAATCAGGTGTGAATCCTCTACAGAACTGGAGATTGAATCAGCATAGGCAGCAGCCGTATTCCTGATGTCAAACACCAGTTCCTTCTTCTGAAGCTCTATCATTACCTTGTAACCAAGATTACATGTTCTGCATTCTTTCATACTCACCTCCTTCCTTATTCGTTAGGAGCCGTTCTGCTTGGCCTCTCACGTCTGTTGAAGGTCTCATGCAGATTCTTGATGGCTACAACAGACAATTCTGAATAAGTCTTCGACTCATTAGGATTAGTAATGACGAACCAATCCATCAAAGCCTTGTTGATGATGTAGTCATGGATAGAACTTGTAAGCGCATCCTTCAAAGCAAGCGGATAATTGGATGGAAGGGAGAGATTAATGACAATATCGGTATCACCACTTATCAACTCGTTTGATGCAGTAGTACCATTTTCTGTTTGAACCGACTCACTCAACTCAACAAGCAGTTGACTATACGCATTCTGAATGCTACGCAAAGCCTGATTCTTGTCTTCATCATCATCACTTGCCTGAATATTGCTGGCAGCCTCAGCATCCATATCTGCTGCTCTTCTACTACGTCCAGTCAAGAACGCTTTATTCTGAAAATCGTAAATGAGTTCACTCATATACAACGTAATCGTTAGACTTTTTCTTGCCATACTATGATATTTTTGTTCGTGTTGGTTTCTTTTTGAAAAACGCTTTATCTTTGATGTCCAGCAATAATGCAGCAGCGTTATCTGCATACTCCTTAACCTTGTCATTAGCAGTTATCTCACACCATTTCCCGATGATTCTGTTCACCAAGAACGAGTTGGCAGATGAATTGATTGATTCGAGTAGGTTATCATCAAATCTGCTAGGCATTTCGAGTTGCCAAGTGATGGTTCCGTCTACTCCTGAGCCACCTGAGATAAATCGTTTCAGCACGTTTCTCAGCGCATCTAGCGATTCATTGAAGAACCGCTCAATCATCGTCAAGTCTGCATCCGTCACAAATACTTGGTCAAATGCCGACTTTCCATCCTCCAGTTTATTCTTTGCGCCTATGTAGGCAGTAGTCTTCGCTACCTCCTCATACACGTCACTTTTCTTGATTGTCAATGTGGAATCTGCCATTCTTTATCTTTTTATAGAGTTTATAACCTAATACGATTAACAGCATGCAGAGTACTCCAAAAGACCATACTGCATACTTCAACTGAAACTGCTCCCACTTGGATAACTCTTTCTCTACTGGATAGGGCACTGGGATGGAATCTCTTTTCAGGAAGGAATCCACCTTCACCTTATACACATTCTTATAGATGGTCTTCTCATGCCATCGGTCAAGAAAGCAAGTGTCTCCCTTCTGTCTGAGGAAGATTGAATCACGCACAAAAACGCTGTCAGAAGTATGCAGCGTATCGTGTTTTACTACGTCCCGACATATAACTTTTTCCATCGGGACGTATTTTGTCTTGCATCCCGACAGAAAAAAAGCCACCAGCAAGATGCCAATCACGTAGAGTGCTACTTGCCAAAAATCAGTATCGTACCATTTTACTTTCATAGGCTAAACATTAAAGACCTTCTTTGCTCTTGTAAGGAACTTTCGTCTTGATTCCAAGCCGTTGGTTCCACCATTGATTGTCTTGGTAATAGCCAAGAAACTATCACTATCAGCCAGTTTGTTCAGGTCATGTTTCCACCACCACCACATAGCACTCTTCGTTGCTCCTAGCGGAAGCTCCAGCAACTGAGGGTTCTCCATGATGTCACCAGTACAATACTTGCTGTTCTGATAAGCCTGATAGTTGGCTCTGCCAGTAATCTGAATCAAGCCCCTACCCCGATACTTGTAGCCATCACCATCCTTCAGGTTGCCGAGCATGTTCTTTAACTTGCCAACATCATACTTATGGAAATAGTTCTTATTTCCAAGTTCCTTGGTATATCTCAGTTCACCACTTTCATGCGCTATCTGAGCCAAGAAGTGAGCCATACGCTTAGGGGTATCAATATGGAACACCTCTGAATAGCCATTGATATAAGGTAGGAACGCATCCACCTTATCCTTGGCATTCGGCATAATCGCCAAAATCTGTTCTCTTGTTACCTCCATATTACTTGCCCTCCTTCACTTGTTTCAGCATACTTGCGAGTTCATCCTTCACCTTGCTCTCAAAGTTGCCTAGTTTTGTCTTGAAATAAACGTTTACCCCGAATATTGCTCCAGAGTAAACCAATGTCTGACTGACGTACCATAGTACACCATCAGACACCACATAATTGTTGAGAAAGAATGATAGGAAGGTGAGTACAACACCACTCACTAGCATTCCTATAGCTGCACCATATTGCAATCCTTCACGTACATTTGGAGTCATATCTTATATTTATATATTATTAATAATATGCAAAGATAAGAAATGATTCCCAATTAGTTACTTTATCCGTTTATTGTGTGCCATATTTTGCTGGTAGGATGCAAGCAGTCAGGGTCTTGCAGATACTCGATAGCCATCAAAACCACCATTTCCTTCAACTCATCAGCATCTTTGCTATATCGCTCCAGCATCACATGATGGTCACTTCTCATCAGATTCATAGTTACCGCCAAGTCATAGATGGTATAGTCAGAAATATCATCCTGATGCTTGTCAAAGGCTTCTCTTATCTCATCATCCGAGAAGAAAGGAGCCGTATGCTTGTTTCCGTCCGCATCCTCATACCACATCTTGCTGATAGCATCATCGGCAAAGTGCTTGTCAAAATGCTCATCACTCAACACACCATACACCATCGCACAAAGATGATGTTCCTCCACATCGCTCAACTTGCATGAGAGATACTTGCCGACTGCCTTAGCTATAGCCAACATCTGTTCAGGAGCCATTTCCTGCTGATACTTTTCTACGAAATCTACGAAATTCATACCTATACAAATTAAAAGTTTATGATGTTGCAAAGATACGAATATCTTAAACGCAGCACCATAAACTCGTAGATATTTCTGTAGCTATCTGAATATCAGACAAGTACAGTTACGACAAAAACACCTCCTTTCTTTATTCGTCCTTAAATTTGGTTCTCTTCTCTCCACCCCTCGTCCAGATGTCGTTTTTCTTGCGTTTCGCCACCTTTCCGATAACATCATTCTCGTAAAGTTCGGGCTTATTCTCCCTACCTTGGGTCTCTGAAGCAACACCACCATTCGGGTTGCCACCTTGGCTGGCATCAGGTTTCCCATTGCCATACCATTCCTTGTCACTTGGTTTGTCTGCAATCATAACTATAAACAATTAACTATTAATTATAAACTAAGCAGCAAGCGGTGGGTTCTGTCCGTCAGGACTCACCCCCTGACCGCTCATCATCTGCTGCAACATCGCCTGAGCCTTCGGATTGCTCTGTGATGCCTGAGCAACTTGGGCTTGAAGCTGAGGAGAGAATCCTTGTGGAGTCTCACCATTCTGAATGGCTTGCTGGTTGGATGCAACCGATTGCAGCAACTCCTCTCCAAATGGGAAATCTCCTACTTGCAGCAACTGCTCCAGCGTGATAGCCTGATTCTGCCACAAGGTCATAAGGAACTCATTCGCCATCTGTCTGTATACAGGAGTAGCCGTGCTTTCCGTGATGTTGATGTCAAACTCAACGTCTCTAATCTTCTTAGGGTCGTAGCGCACTATCTGTCCTGCCCTACCTACGATGTTGAAGTTACGAGCCACATCATAGTACTGCTGCATATTCTTCACGGTCTTGTAAGCACCATCAATAATAAACTGGCTGAAACTCTCCAAAATATCAAGCAGCGACATGGTAGCATTCTGTGTCTGCTGGGCATAAAGCGAACCGCTCGTACCTGATACTCCTGGTTTGCCTTGCAGCGCACCATTCACTCCCGATATATCCTCGAAGAACTTCAACTGATAACTGAGCAAATCACCGATACCGATATTCGTAGAGTTGTTCGCCACTTGCTGAGGAACCTGACCGCTCTTGTTTGGCTTGTATCTCACCACACCATTGAACCTACTCCACTCATCGCAGAAATCATCCCAACTCATATCATCAGGCAGACAATCCTCAGGACAGAGCAGCACACCCTTGGCACTCGCACGCATGATGAAGTCATACATCGTGATAAGTCGGTTCACGTATCTCTGCTGGTCAATCACATCTTCCACGAAGCTGTGAATCTCGCCATCAATAAACGGATAGAACTTGAAGCAGTATGGATGCTCACCATGAGCATAAGGAGTCTCGCCTTCTCTCAGAATATCACCGAAAGGAGAAAGATAGTAGAAATGCCAGTAATCATCCATAAACCACTCTGCTTCAATCAGAGGAATATCGTCTTCCAACATACCAGCAGCCATACCTCTCGCCAGTCTTCTTTCGTTCTCTTCTTCTACTATCTCCTTCTTATCCTCAATATCTATCTTGAAATCATCGCCATTGTTGTAGTCGTGGCATCGGTATCTCGGTTTACTCTCCTTTCGCCAAACCTCAATCACTCGGCAGAGTGAAGGGTTAGAAGGATTCATAAAGTCAATAGTCCTAGGGTCGAACTCACCGAATCGCTGAGTGCAGTCTGCAATCACGAAATCTCGGTTAACCGCCAACCGGTATATATCCTTCAACTTACGAGCCTCAGCAGGAGACTTGGCAAACTCTCTCAGCACGTTGCCGATGGTAATGTCATGTACCTCACCCAAGCAACTCACGTCCCATCCACGGAAATCCCTCATATTATTGTCTATGAAGAAATTGTTCGGGTTCACGTAGTCCGTCCAGCAATCCAACCTACCTCTTCGCCATCCATACTTTTTCTTATAGATGGCAGCACCGCTTATCAGGAACTCTTCCATGGTTCGGGCATCCAGTTCCGTCTCTCGGTTCAGTTGTCGGTTACATTGCAGCACCACGCTCATGGTCTCACCATATCGTTTCTCATCCTTATCTCTGGCATTGCACGTAGGTTCCTTGCTCTGTGAGCGATATACACCCAGTACATTCTTCACCAATCTACGGATAAGGTTGTTCTTCAATGGTTCGCTACCCTGCTCACGGATATAGTCTTCCTCCTTGATACGCTTAGTAAAACCACACTTGCTTTTGAACTCAATGGTATCGCCCCACTGGTCTCCATAGCAGTATCGCTTGTTTCTCAGTCTTCGCTTTCGGAAGTTATCCATGTTGTTATAGTATCGTTGAGCCTCCAGCAAGATAGAGAAGGCACGCTCGTATGGCTTGTCAAATCGGTTCTTGGATGCCTTCACGCTATCCAGTTCTTCCTTGTCAAGTACCCTACTCAACGATAGCAGTTTGGTTTCTTCTTTCTTCTTTGCCATAATTTATGATGTTGTAGGTTCAACAATATGCGCCAACTTTCTAGCCACTCCAAGGAAACCGCTTGCAGTATCGGTATCACCAAGGCTGATACAAGTGAGATAGCCAGCCATGTATAAGATGGCATCTTTCAGGACGGAAGGCAAAATGATTTTCTGTTCGGTAGTGACAGATGGAACCTGAACATAGATGAATACCAATGTAGCATCCTGCTTTTTGCTGGTATATAGTTCAATACTCTTGCCGTTAGCCGTATGCACGATAGCCGCAATCGGTCGCTCAGGATTTCCCCTGACTCCATATTTGCAGTTCTGATACTTGTAGGCATCATCGCTCTCTGAAATGATTTCGGCAGGACGGTTCCAGCCTTCTGCCTTCACAGAAAGGATTCTCAGCATATCGGTAGGCAATACCATCTTACCCACGTAATAGCCGTTGCTATCCGTCCACGTTACAGCATTCGTACACGAAGTACCTTCCACCATATCCTCAGGAGCATCCGAAAGAATGATTCTTGCTGCATCTACGATTTTACTCTCAATAAGTTCTGCTTGCGAGAGTGTATCAGAATCGCTAGGAGCCAGCAAGCCAGCAGACTCTTGGTTTCTATCCAAGAGCACCTTCACCTCTTTCACTAAATCAGATACAGCATATTCTACCATTACTCTAAACCTTCTAGTTCAACACCCTTTTCCTTAGCAATCGCCAAGATGTCTTCCTTGGTCTTCATCTTGGAACGGCTCACACCGAAGGTCTCAGCCAGATAGTCCTTGGCATCCTCAATATCTGTCACGACATGGGTCTTCTTCTCGTCAGCCAACTTCTTCTTGGTCTTGGCAGCAGCCTTCTTCTTTGCCTCGGCAGCTTCCTTCTTCTCGTCAATACTCTCAACCAAGAAAAACTTGTCATTGAACCAATAATGAGACTCGATAGCCTTCTGTACCTTAGGGTCTCTTGTCATATAGATACTACAGCCCACGCTCTTACCATCAAAAACAATTCGCATTCGCTCATTACCAACCATAACGCTGAATGCCAAATCTGTACCTGCTTGATATTTATTAAACATGATTATACCTTAATTATATATGTGTTACTAAAAAAGGGATGGGGCTAGTGCCCACACCCCTCACTATTTAATGAATAATTTGCAATTCTACTTGCTTTTAGGCAGTAGCCTTGGTTTACTCTGTATCAGAAGTGCCATCTGTTGCAGGAACCGCAGCAAGGCGCATACGAGCATGAGCCTTAGGGTACTTCAAGTACAGACAAGCAACCTCCTGAATAACTACTGCATCGGTGTTACGGATGCCAGCCGCCTTCAAGTCGAGAACGTTTCGTGTCCAAGACAAGTGTACTCGCTTAACCAAGAACTCAGGGTCAAGTGCAAAGCCGCAGTCACTCATACCGAAGAGGTCGAACAACTCTGAGTGAATCATCAGCACCTCACCGAAGTCGGTCTCCCAACTCTTGAACTTCAACTTCCAAATATCAACGGTGTCCTTCAAACGGAACTTGTCTGAATCAATCTTACTGAATGCGCTCACGAAGTCAGAACCAGCGATAATCACCTTGCGTTTGTTGCCGATACCAGTACCAACAAACAAGTCCTTTGAAATGTCAACCAACTCCAAGTCGGTAATCACTCGCTCATTCTTGTTATAGCCCTTCTTAATATCGTCAGCAGTAGCAACATGACCTACCTCAATATCCTTACCAGCCATCCACCAGATACCCTTAGTAAACCACTGGGCAGAACCATCCTTGATTTCGTGCTTGATGCAAGCCATATCACCGAAGAGATAAGTACCTTCCATCGCAAGACGCATATCATAGATGCTATCCTCCTCAATGTCTGAGAAATCCCAATCCACTCGCTTAGCAGCAATCTTGTCGAAGGTGGTCTGCTCGACCTGAATCATGAAGTTCTGACAATACTGAACCTCATTAGAAGGAAGGTTGTTGAAACGACCCGTCTGAACGTCCATTTCGCCACAACTCTTAGCCATACGGATGAGCTTCTGACCCTTCTGCAAGGCTGGAATACCGATAGCCTGCTTATTGACCAACTTACCATTTACAGCATACACAATCGGATAACCTTCTGTGTCCTTACCGCAAACGCAGAGTTCCAAATCAGGAGTAGGAGCATCAGTAATGGTTGAATAAGCAACACCCTTATAGTTGGTAATCGCCTTCACACCTACAACTCGGATGGTATCATCCAGCGTAAACATGGTAGGGTCTTCTACCTTCAATACCATAGATGTACCAGTACTCTCCTCTGTTGCTTCCTTCACGGTAGTCTTGATAGGACGTGTACCGATACTCCAATACTCAACTACAAACGAGTTGGCAGACTTGGTTGTCGCATAGCGTGAAATCTGGTCAACTGGAGTAGCCATCGGGCGAATCTTGGTAATCTTCTCATCAATGTCGTTCAGGTAATACTCCGTGCCATTCTCGTTAAAATGCTCACGTCCATTAGTCTCGCTCTTGATACCTTCACTCTGTCGAGCAGCACCGCCATTGCCAGCCTCACCAGCAGCAGGAGCACCACCAGCCTCAGCAGCAGAACCACTCTCGGTACTACCGCCATCAGGCAGATTTGCCGCCTCAGCCATGATAACCTGACCATTCACTCCAAAAATAACTGCCATTACCATAATAAAGATGGAAAACAGCCGATTAAATGTACTTTTCTTCATTGTTATTCTGAATATTAATTAAACATTATATATTATCCTTTTACCTTGTCGAATTATCGAATGTGTGTTCTCTTCTCGTTGCCACGCTCCCAGACGTTACCCCTTCGTGATACCCTGCCCACAGCACCAAGGTCAGGCTGGTTATCCGTCTGCTTGGTCTCTGCATTGGCTGAATCAAGGTCAGCAGTACCATCACCCTTCTTTCTCAGTTCAAGGTTCTTGACGTGCTTGCTGTTCTTGCCACGAACCTCACCTTCATGGGCAGCATCAGCCACATCGGTATCATGGTTCTTAGCCTTGATGAAAGCAGTAATCATTTCCTCAGTAAACTTGCCAGTCACCACATTGCGCATTGTCTGAAAGCACTGGTCGATGGCATCGTTCACAGCTTCCTCGCCATACTTCTCTTCCAACTTGTCGAAGACCTCATAGCTGGAAGGCATGTTCTTGTCATACTCCTCCTGCAATTTCTTGCCGTTGGCAGCATTCTGCAAGAACTCCGACTGAGCCGATGCAATCTCATCCGCATTGTCAGGGTCTGAATAGTAATCAATGGCATCCTCACCATGTGTGCGAATCAACTCAGCGTAAGGACTCTTGCCAGCCTTCATCGCTTGCAGGAAGGTAGCCGCCTCAGGGTCACTACCCAGCCAATCGCCCATCGCCTTCTCATTATCCTTGTAACCCTGCAAAGCCTTCTGGTCGGCATCATAATCATCGTTGATGGCTCCATACATAGCTTCATCATCCGCATACTCCGTATCAGGATGGCGGGTCTTCAAACGCTCCAAAGCCAAGTCTCTCTTGGTCTTGGTTTCTTGCTGTTTTGCAGCACCAGCATTCTGCTCAATATTTGTATTTTCGTCCATATATATATGTGTATATTTATAAATCAATGCCCAAAATTAATGCTTTTTCCCGATTTTCATCTTTTATCCGTTAATTTAGTCTAATCTGATACTACTAATTCAATACTTTTTTGTATATTTGCAGTGTCAGATATGAAATATAAGGATTCACGATGCTATTTTATAGAGGAACGTGATGCTGATTTATTGAGGGCTTACAAAGAAATTATTAATGTAAGAGACAATATCAGACTCTCAGAGATTGAGGAAAAACTAGCCCAATCTCCGAGCAGAAGATTTTGGGTTTCAGAAGACCGTGCTTATATAGTCATATTAGACTTGCTGAAAGGAAAACCTCTTGATAATATGATTCCTACCCGAAAGGAAATGTATCAGGAGATTTTCAGAAGATTCCAGATTCATAAGAGTAATGAACCGTGCCTCAGTAATATGGATATTATCAAACGTGTATGTGCTGAAAAAGCACCCAGTTTCTATTTGACTCCTCAAAGCATACACATAATTCTTAGCAGGGTGAGAAAGGAGGAGAAGCAAAGATGCTACGAGAGACGAAAGAGAAGATTGCGCTTTATGCTGGGTACATTATAATAATGTGTATCACTTTTCTTGGATATGATGGCATGGGTCTCTTTGACGATTGTTCTATTCAGAACCGACTAAGCTACCCTTTCTTTCATCAGAACATATTTCATGCAGCCATCAACCTTTACGTCTTCCATCAATGCTACCGAGCCATCCCTTGTGGCATCGGTCACTTGGTGGCATTCTATCTCATAGCCATCAGCTATCCCTTCACCTCATCCGTACCAATCATCGGTCTAAGTGGCTTTATCTATGCTTACATGGGATTTATTGCCCCATACGTGGAGAATAAGGTAAGATACAATCTCACCATTCTCCTATATATCTGTGTTGGAATCTTCTTCCCTTGCATGGCAGTTGGAGTCCACATCTATTGCTATGTACTTGGTCTGTTGTGGGGTTATCTAAATGCACCGCTATGCCAAGACAAGTAACCGCCAAACTGACTGATGCACTCGACAAACACGTACTTGGCATCCTGAAGGAGAACGAGAAACGCATCAAGGAAATCAACACACCATTCAATCCAATCAAGGGTGAAGGTTGTGGAGATAAGAGATTCCTGCTATTCCTTCCTGATTTTCCGATTCATAGACAGCAGCTTCCAGTTTCGATGAAGAAGATTCCGTTCGTCAAGATGCTCATCGAGTTTGGTAGCTGCAAGGCGGTAATCGAGGAACTGCACAAGGATATAGACGAGCCATACAACCTAGAGGAAGAGATTGAGCAACTGGTGGAGCAGTTTACTCGCATCAGGATGAAACACGACCCTTTCTTCTTCTTCGCCACATTCATCTATATCAAGCCGAAAGGTGGAGGTCTCCCATTCCGTTTTGTGCTCAGAAGACCGCAGCGCAGACTGCTCAGGTGGCTGGAGGAGCGGAGAAAGAAGAATCGCCCTATCCGTCTCATCCTGCTGAAAGCCCGACAATGGGGAGGTTCTACGGTTATTCAGATGTACTTTCTCTGGCTGCAACTCATGTGGCAGAAGGGTCTCAACTCGCTCATCGTGGCTCAGGTTAAGGACACAGCAGAGACCATTCGAGGTATGTTCGAGGAAGCTCTGAAAAACTTCCCAACCAAGTTCCTCTACGAAATGGGAGAAGCGTTCTCTGAGAACGAACAGAAGTTTGTTGGAGTGGGAACATCAGGCAACGTAAAGAAGGTTCCTCAGCGATTCTGCAAGATTAAGGTGGGTTCCATGGAACGACCATTGTCAGCCAATGGTGAAGACTACAACTTAGTTCACCTTTCCGAGGTTGGTTTGTGGAAAAAGACGGATGGTAAATCTCCTGAGGAGGTGGTGCAGAATGCTACCAATGGTATATTGTACCGACCATACACGATGATTGCCTACGAATCCACCGCCAATGGTACTGGCAACTTCTTCCACAAGGAATGGCTTGCCGCCAAAAAGGGACAATCTCAGTTTGAGCCGTTCTTCGTTCCTTGGTTCGAGATATACGATATGTATCATCTCGAATTTGAAAGCAAGAAACAGAAGGTAGAGTTTGCCAAATGGCTATACGAGAACCGCAATAATACCAACACGATGTCCGACCGAGAGGAGCCATGTACATATCTTTGGAAGTTATGGACACTGGGTGCTCCGCTTGAAGCCATCAACTGGTATATTGCCGAGCGCAAAAAGTTCACCGACCATGCCGATATGGCTGCTGGCTACCCTACCGATGATATTGAAGCATTCAAGCATTCAGGAGCCAAGGTCTTTGCCGAAGACAAGGTTGACAAGTTCCGCAAGGGATGCCGAGCACCTAAGTTCATCGGTGATGTTTATGGTGATGGCTACAAGGGCAAGAAGTGTATGCAGAATGTCCGATTCTGTGAAGACAAGCAGGGGCAGTTGTGGATATGGAGCAAGCCTGAGACCTTTGATGATTGCAAGGTGATAAACCGCTATCTGGTCGTAGTGGATATTGGTGGACGTAGCAAGAATGCCGACTGGTCTGTTATCTGTGTCTTCGACCGCTATTGGATGATGGAAGGTGGCAAGCCGTATGTGGTAGCCCAATGGTATGGGCATATTGATATGGACTTGCTGGCATGGAAGGCGGCTCAGATAGCCAAATACTACAACGATGCTCTTTTGGTGATTGAATCCAACACCTTGGAGACGAAAGACAAGGAGCACATCTTGGAAGGTGGTGACCAGTCTGAGTTCATTCTGAATCAAATCAAGGACGTATACGACAACCTATATGCACGCAAGCAGAGTGAATCAGACATCAAGAATAAGGTTCCAGTGAAGTACGGATTCCATACCAATGTGGCAACCAAGCCAATGGTTATCTCAGTATTGGTTCAGGTTATCCGTGAACAACTCTATGTAGAGCGAGACGATAGATGCTTAGATGAATATCTCACATACGAGAAGAACGGAACGGTATACGAGGCAGCAGACGGAAAGCACGATGATTTGCTCATGACCAGAGCCATCGGACTCCATATATGTTACAACGAAATGGAAATGCCAAAGATGATAAAGAATCAGGCAAGAGTAATGAGAAGAAAGGTTTCTGTTTCGGCAGCAACCATCATATAGTTTCAAACAATTAATAATTTCGATTATGAAAGTAAAAAAGATTATCAAGCGCATCAAGTGCGAAATCATGTATCGCCAAGCTACGGCTAAGGCAGACTACGCATCCAAGAAGAACAATGGTGAAATCTTCTACGTCCTTCCTACGCAGAAGGGCAACCTCATGATTATGAACCGCCCTCTCTTCGAGGCATTCAAGAAGACCAAACTGGTAGACAACGACATGAAGGTCAGAGACCTATTCAAGGATTGTGTCTATCATACTAACTGCAAGAGTGAGAAGGGAAAGCGCAGCCGCAAGCGCAAATTTCTCAGATGGAAGGGCTTAATCTAAAATTTTTCTGCCCTAAATAAACGGATAAAAGATAGGTGGAGAAAATTCTGCCTATCTTTGCCTATTATTAATAATGTGTATCAAATATGATTTATAAAATAGTACAAGGAAACAGTTTCAAACTCCACATCATGGTGCGGAAGATGGACGTATCGAAAGAGTTCCAGCGACTCGTTGACTTCGATATGAATCTGGCTACCGACATCAGGGTTGAGTTATCGGGCTGTTTCTGCAATACAATTTCTGTTCCAGTACAAGTAGCAGGAATCCAAGGTAACGTACTGATATGCGATATTCCTTCCACCCTTGATTTCGGAAACTACAACGTCAGGGTATCATGGAAGTATGAGGGCAGCGAAATGGTCAGCACAGAGCGTAACCTTCTGAGAATCGTAGAACACAACTCTATGAGTAATGTTCCTATCGGCATCACGGAAGGAGAGCATACTGGCTTATTCAACCTTCGCTACTACATCGTGACCGAGAATCAGTCCACTTGCCCTGTATCATTCATCGTTGATAACGCTAAGTTCAGCTATACCATCAATGGTGAAACCCAAATGGTGGAGAGTCAGGAGAACTTCGTGATTAACGGAACTATCAGCAACGGAAAGAAACTGGAAGCCCAGTTCATGCCTATAGAAGGTTTCAGCATCGGTCAGGTAAAGGTTATCATGGACGGAAAGGACGTTACTGCAGAATATTACAACAGCAACACCAACAAAGTCTTCATCCCAGCCGTATCAGGCTACGTTACCATCACGGCAAGCGGAACCGTCAAGGCAAGTTATTATGGAGCTTCATCAGCCAAGAACATGAGTGAGTTGAACATGGAAGACCTTACGCTTATGGAAGGCACTCTTGTCGGTCAGACTCTCACCATCACAACCACGGAAGAGAAACCATACATCTGGTTTGCAAGCCGCCAGCCGCTGGAATTTAATCAATGTGGGTTCGAGGCATCCATGAACACCACAAAGCTAGGTGACCTCTACTACTATTGGTCAGACGAACTTGTAGCTGGTGACGATAACGAATATCAAATTAAACTAAAAGAATAATATGGCAGAAAAGAAAAAGTACAACAGCATCCTTGTAAGTGGGCGCAAAGACGAGACTCTGACATATTCGAAGTACATCAAAGACGAGGAATCGGGAGAATCTGTCAAGGAATCACTCGACAAGAAGGTCAATGTAACGGATAAGTTAGAGACTCAGCAAATCAAGGATGGTGCTATCACCAACGAAAAGATGGCTGCTGGTTCTGTTGGCAACACCAATCTCCGAGATGGTTCTGTCAGCAACGAGAAACTGGAGGACGGAAGTATCACCAATGAGAAATTGGCAGAGAACTCCATCACAAAAGACAAGTTGAAAGACAACACCATCGGTGTAGAGAAGTTAGACCCAGAGCTTCGTCAGACTATTAATGCGGCTACTGGTCTTCCTGATAATTTGGTAGAAACCATTCAGAACGTAGATGATACACTGAAAGACCATCAGAGCCAGCTATATGATAAGCAATCGCAGATTGATGATAAGCAACAGCAAATCACCGCCAACGATGAAGACATTTCATTGTTGCAGACTCGTAGTACTCAGATGGAAGAAACTATCAAGTCTATAGCTGCTTCTGGTGGAGCAAGTCAGGCTACAGCAGTTACCTATAATAATGAGAAGTCAAAACTTACCGCAGTCAATATCCAAAGTGCAGTAGATGAGGTCGTAGATAAGGATTCCATCAAGGATGAGGAAGGTGTTATCCAAGATACTCCATTCAGAGTAATTGAGAACGAGGAGTTTCTTAAAGCAATAGTAGATTCAGAAGACAAGGTACTCTTTGGTTTCTACAGAGCAACTGGCAAGCCGTACTATCCTCAAAATGATATGTATCACATATCTCAAAGCGAAGAGTTCCTTTGGGTAATTCTTGATGCAGCTAATCATCCTCTTCTTGGTATTCAGCAAGATGGTACTTGTTGGGCAGCTAAGGCTCAGTGGATTGATGATGTTAAGGCTATCAAGGAAGTTCTTAAAACTTTCCAGCCAAAGGAAGACGGTAAGGGATTAATAAACATTGATGTAGCTGACAGCTTCTTCTATATCTCCAACGATGAGTATATCATCGCAGTAGTAGATTCAGAAAACAGAATACTTGCAGGAATCAAGTATGATGCACAGCCATACTTCCCTAACCATGAAATGTACTCTGTAATAACCAACGAGGAATGGCTTTATGCTATCATTGATACAGAAAACAAACTTCTCGGTGGTTTCCGTGCAAATGATGGTCACATGTTTGTTGGTGGCATTGATATTAGTACTTTTATCTCAGATGCTATTATTGATATAGCAGACATCAAAGAGCGTATTGCTCACCTTTCTACGATAGGAAATGATGAATATCTTTCTGTTGAGACTGATGCTGAGGGTAAGGTGATTGGATATATTGCTCCTGATGGTAGTCATTATTTCTATAAGGTAAAGTCTGAAACTATTCCAACAGAATTTGAGCATATTGAAGACCCTGAGAAAAGGATGGAGATTACTACTGATAGAGAAGGAAAAGTAATGTCTTATCGTGACTCACAAGGCAAAAAGCATGAGCATGATATGGAAGTAACAAATCTTGAAGTATCAAATCTTAACCTCCAAGGAAATAGTGTATACAATATACAAGATGCCTTGAAAGCAAACGGTTTTAATGTTAAAACCCCAGCTGATTGGAGTGAATACATTACCCAAAATGGCGATTATCCTCTGAACATTCCAATTCCTCGTTGTGCGAGATTAAATATAATTTCAAGTAGTGATTTGACAAAACTATCAAAAGTAGGTTTAGCTGATGCTGTAAAAGGTAAGAATTATGATATTCCTGCTGTCATTGAATTTTGGGACATGCAAGGTAATTATTTTAAGAAGAATTGTTACTTATCAGGACAAGGAAGTAGTTCTATGAAGTATATAAAGAAGAGCATTGCCCTTGATTTGTTTGATTCAGAGGTTGGGGGTGATAGCTTTTCTGTGAAGTTTGGAGAGTGGGTTCCTCAAGACTCATTCCATTTAAAGGCTTATTATACAGACCCATTCAGGGGAATGTGTGTAATAGGCTACTCTATATATAATGATATAGTAAAGACTAGAGGATTAGAAAAGGATTATGTTTGGAAAAGAGCCTTGCTTAATACAGATGCAATAACTCCTACTAACCCTATCGTAGATGGAAAGAAAGAAGTGCTATTATATACAGAAAGTGGTGCTCGTTGTTTCCCTGATGGTTTTCCTTGCATGGTTTTCCAAAATGGAGAATTTTGGGGATTATATAGTTTTCAGTTAAAAAAGCATCGTAGTAATTATTGTCTGAATAAGAAAACGGCAGAACATATACATCTTGATGGAAATATTAGCGAAACATCATTGTTCAATGCTAATGGTGATAGTTCTTTGATTCAATGGAAAAACATTTACAAGGTTGGTTTTGAAATCAGAAATCCTAAGTCGTTGTATCTTATGAATGGAAGCGAATATGATGCAGACCTCAATTCTGGTGAACTTATAGATGAAACATCTGAATTTTATGATGAATCAAAGCATAAGACTAGTGCAAAAGTTAAGAAATACATAATTGATTTCTCAAAGACACTAGCAACAATTAAGGCTGCTGAAGATGTATATTTAGGCAATAAAACAGATGAAAATCTCAAAGCTATAAAAGATACATTTGAGACTTATTTCGATAGCGAAAATCTCATTGATTATTTAATAACTTGTGATGTGCTTAGAAATACAGATGGATTTGCAGATAACTGGCAATGGGTTACATATAACGGAGTAAAATGGTATGTATGTTTATATGACGTAGATGCAACTTTAGGTAATCATTGGCAACCAGTTCAAACTATAAATCCTCCTTTGGATGGTAAGCATGTTACTCAAATAATAAGCAAGATTTCTATGATGAAATATATAACCACTTATTACGTGAGTGAATTAGAAGAAAGATATGCTTATTTACGAAAAAATGGAATCATAGATGCAGATAGAATAGTAACAAAGATAAGAGATTGGATGTTACGTTTTGGCGGTCAATATGCTTATGAACTTGAAGCTAATAAGTGGACTGATTTCGTTAAAAATGATAACATCTTTAGAGTTCATAAGTGGATAATTACCGAAATAAATAATTTGGATAAGGTATACCACTATAATTCAGAAGTTTAACATTTAAATATATTTAATTATGACAAATTGTTTAGTAACAAAATTAAAGGCATCTGTTAATAACCCTGACCTTCCGAAACTTGGCTACATCGTAGCCAAAATGAAGAACACTTCAGGAGATTATGTAGATATCACTTATAAGGATGCTATTAGAGTGTTTATTGATGGAGACAATGGAAGTGGTCACATCAAGAATGTAGAAGAAACAACCGCTAGGGATAATAATAGGAATAACTCATTTCAGAAATTCTCTGTCGGTGAATACTATGTTAATATAGAGAAAAGTCCTCTATTTAAATTTTTTAGTCATTCTGCTGGTTATATGGACGTAGATTTGGAGCAGTTTAAATATTGCACAAATCTTGAAGAGTTGTATTTTGGTAGCCATTCTGACCCAAATGCTCCTTCATCCAAACCTAATCAGCGTGAATATTTTTGGAAAGGTGATATAGCTAATTTAGCTAATCTAACTAATCTGAAAGTCCTTAAGTGGACATGTAATGACATTCCTTACGAAAACCACAAAGTGTATGGTAATGTTGAATCTTTAAGCAATTTAACTAATCTTCAAACACTTTCGATAGCTGAGATGAAAGCTTTTACTGGTGATATAGTTAAGGCTTTCGGTAAGATGGTAAAACTTACAGATATGAGAATTGCTAACAATGCTTGTACAGGAGATACTATCGACCTTGTAGCAGCTTGGAGAAATAATGGAAAAACAACTGGTCAGCTTGACTGGAACTACATGTTTGCTTCTCCAGGTATTACCTTTGGTGGCAAGAAATTTGAATCCGAGTTTGGTGTTGCCAAACTCTATTGGGAACCAGATTGGTGTGCTGTTGTTGCTTCTGCATACGCTAAATGTAGCAAGAACACCCCTTCGTCTAAGATAACAGAATGGCAGAATGCTGGTAAGAGTGTTGAAGTTGTAGATAAAGCTTAAAATATAAGTAAATATGGAAAATAAAATTTTGACAAAACCTTTTAAGGTTATTTACAAAGGTAAGGAATTAGTTAAAGAATTAACTAAAGAACCTAATAATAACAAGGTTTATGTGTCAGTAGATGCTACCGCAGCAGAGTTTGATACATACTCAGAAGCCAAGGCTTACGTAGATGAGCATAACTTGGTGTATGAGGAGACGAAATATGGGGAGTAAACCATATAGATAAAGGAGGGGAGTGTTAAACAACACTCCCCTCTTCTTATATTCATTCTTTATGTTTTCTGTTCCTATTTTAACTTAGGAAGGCTATCATCATCTACTGTACTAGGCAGTTTAATCACCAAGCATTTATTTTCTGGCTTCTCAAAGCATACACCAACTAAAGCAAGAAACAGAAAATCAGCAAGAAGCGCTAATACACCAAAATAGATATAATCATAAAATGGTCTTGATGCTCCAAAAGCAACTACCATTGCAACAAGTCCCGCATCAATAATGATGCACCCAAGTATGCCTATAATATAAGCTATAATTTTCTTCTTCATAAGTTTAAATGTTTGATTGGTGCAAAGATAACTAATTATTTCGGTTCGTCTCTATTAATTAACATTATTAACACTCGAAACATCAAAGAACTTCTCACACAAACTCCCCATCATATAGCACGGTTCTTCGCTCAGCATATCAATACCATCCTGCTCACAGATATGCGCTACAACATGAAGAAGCTCATGACCTATCGTGTTGATGATGCTTCCATCAGATTCACACTCCCCAATGGCAAGAACACTCCTTCTTTCAGCTAGGTTGGAATAGGTAAGCCCCCTGTCTCCACTCGATAAAGACAGATGCTTATATGCTTCCGATAAAGGATTTCCGTTGCAGCCAATATCCGAAAGAGCATGGCATATCTCATCGGCATCAGGTGGCTGATAACCTATGAAACATACTATGCTCCATTCGTACTTCGGGAGTTCAATCACTCTTCTCATCATAACACATCTTCCCAAGGGATAGGTACACCATTATGGCAGCAGTCGGCATAGAATCGGTTGAAAATGAAACCATCCTTCTGGTCGGCATCATCCACCATATCCTTGATAAACTGGGCTAGCTGCTCCTCATCTTTGATGGAGGACTTGTAGAAGTCTGCCCTCGCCATATTCGCCACATACACATGGTCGTAGCCAGCCTTATTCTTTACCTCTACTCCCTGACCAAGCAGAAGGGCATCCACCTTCTCCTTATCCCAAAACGAGACACTTACATCACGCTTGGAGGAAGGGTCATACTTGTACATCAGGCTCACCGCCCACTCGCACATCTTCTTGCTGAAATGATAGCCATTGTATCTGAGATAAGAAACCATTCCCTCAGGTTTGAGGTCATACATATCCAATGGCATTCTGCATCTGTTCATATTGCTGAATATTAAAGGGAGTCTGGTCACGGCATTTATGTCGCTCCCAAAACTCCCAAGTTAAACACTAGCGACCGCCACCATTGTAGCCGCCACCACCTCTTTCACCATAGCGGTTCGGGTAGTTCCAATCATCGTTCACGTTGTTGAATCTACGTCTGTTCTCACGCTCTTCACGTTCCTCACGCTCTCTTCTCCAATCGTCACGATAATCAGGCATACGCTCACCCATACGCTCCTGCTTCATCTTTTTCAGACAAGACATAGCCTTGCTGCCAAAACCAAGCATAGACTCGATGTTGTCATACAAATCATCGAACTTATCTTCTGTAATCTCAATCATTACCATAATCATAAGATATTAAAGTGAATAGATAGGAGATTACTTGCTCATGGTCTGCTGGAGCCATCCCATCATCTTATCAATCTTGCCCTCAATACCTGAAACCTTGCCTTCCAGTTTATTGATTTTCTCGGTCTGTTCCTTCTCCTTGGCTATCTGGGGGTTGAGTTGCTGTAGCATTCCCTCACAAGATTCAACGACCCTCTTGTGGTAATCTACGCTCTCCAGTATCGCCTTGGATTGTCTCAGCATAGCATCGACCTCGGCACTCATGGCATCCTTGTTGTCGCTCACCACAAGATTCTTGTCGTTGGCTATCTGTCCGTTGGCAGGTAGCTGCTTGAAATCCACCTCCTCATCATTCAGCTTCACCTTCACATCAACCACTGTCTCCATAGGTTGAGGAGTAAAACCGTTATTGAAGGCAGGATATTTCGTCTGAGGGTTGCTCACCGAAACAACCTGACCGATTCGCAAGTTCGGGTTCTCGCCCTTGTCGAGCACATAGAATAAAGAATTAGTTCTTAAACCTTGAAACATAATGTAATCTCCTATTATCTATTCTTGTTAAACAATACCCGACATCATCTGTAGGGTGTTAGTATCTCTCTCAAACCAAAACTGATAAACACCAGTTCCCTGCACGTCTGCAACCGTCAATGGTGCGCCATTATACTTGGTCACAGCCTGAGTACTTCCGTTGGTCTCGAAAAGGATAGGCAGCGTGCCAGTCGTTTCAGTCGGAATAGCCTGCATCAGGTTCACGAAAATCGTTCCTCTATAGCTGGCATTCAGGAAGGCGTGGTTTTTGAACGAGAAAACAACATTGTTGGTGTTCACCGCCACGCCCGTTGAAGCGATAGCTGCCGAACCATTACGATTCACCCATGTAAATGGTCTTAACCAAAACATAGCAGCCTCCTTTCCTTATTAACCCCAGAATCCTGCATTGTTTGCAGCATTCAGTCCATACAAACCAGCCTGATAAGCCACGCAGTTAGGAACCGCAGTAAATGGGCTATAAGGAGTAGTCACGGTCTCAGGCAACTTACACTTGATACCAGCCACCTCGTTCTGCAAGCCAGCCAACACCTGATTGATAGGAGCCACCGCCTGACCAACAATCTGAGAAGTCATAGCAGAAGACTTGAAGGTGCTGTTCTCCTCACGCAGAGCATCAATCTTGTTCTGCATTTCTCTCATCTCAGCCTGCTTCTGACCGTCAACGATGGTCTGAGTGCTATCCTTGATAGCGTTGTGCAAGTCGCAAGTCTGTCTCTGAGTCTCGTAAGCCACATTGGAGAAGCCACGCTCCTGACCATTAGCTACATTGTTGATGGCATTCTGCAAAGTACCAGTCTGCTGGCAGATAGCCAAGCGGTTCTCGCAGCAGCAGTTAGCAATCTGCTGAGCAATCTGCATATTACCCTGCTGCAAGGCATTGATAGTCTGCATACCGCTCATACCAACCTGATTACCTACACTCTGTACCTGAGAGGTCAAGGCAGAAATGGCACTCTGAATCTGACCTTCGGTGCAGTTCAACTGAGTAGCAAGATTGCTGAGTGCATTACGATTACCACCGATAGCATCCATCAGGAGACCACGACCATAGTCATTGTTAATCTCGTTTGCGAGACCACCACGACCATTATTGCCGAAACCTCCCCAGCCGTTACCTCCCCAGCCCATGAGGAAGAAAAGGAATATTACCCACATAAACCATCCACCTTCACCACCGAAACCATTGTTTCCCTTCATGGCAAGGAGGACATTTGGGTCAACACCCTGCTTCTGGAGCAGAGGCGCAAGAAGACCGAGCATCCCATTGTTAGATGTTGAGCCTTCATTTCCGAATACATACGTTTTACTTTCCATATTATCCTGAATCTTTTGTTAAACATTAATTGATTAATACTACGTAACGTTACGAGTACAAAGATACGAATAATATGAATAGAGATTGATAAACTCGTAAAAGATTATATAAGTGTGTGATTAGCAAAGATTTATGGTTACGGAAAAGGTCATAAATATACAGGAGGGGCGATTGGGTCTCTCCTATATATAATAAGGTGTTGCTGTTTCTAGAGGTTTATGCCATACTTTCGTGATAGCTTGCGGAAGAAAGCCTTCTTGTTGGCAAAGTATCGGATGAGCGACTTATTCCACTTCTTTTCATGCCCGAACTGGTCATGGATGCCTTCGGGTATCTTGCCATCGTGAACATACTTCTCAAAGGAAGAGATAGACTTGCCCATTTCGTGAGCACACCAGCCCTTGTTGGCTTGCGTATCATTCATCATGGCAGTAAGAAGTGCCACAAGTTCCATATCTCCTTCCGACAGACCGCAAGGGATAGGCTTACCCTCTTCTTGGGCAACTGCTGATTCATGTGCCTTATCTGCGAGAGCACGAAGTCCAGCTTCGATGATGCTGTAATTTACTAATTGCGACATAAGCGTATAAAATTAAAATGAGTGTAATCAGGAACATATCACAATAGTACATCTGATTCGTGATAACGATGGAATCATACATGACGTGAATCACATTGACTCCTGCAATATAGAGAATCGGAATGCGCCACTCTACACACAATCGGTGCAACACCTGACCCTTCCAAAGAGAAATCGGGTAAAGAATGTAAGTGATGAAGTAGAAGAACCAGATAGGTTCCTCATTCTCTTCGTACCATAGTGTTATCTCCATTTTGTTGTCATAGAACTGAGATATACCATACCATCTGAAAAGCATGACCAATATAGGCGCATACTTGAAATAAAGCAAGTCAGTCTTAATCTTGCTGCGTTCGGGGAGAAGTTTCGTAATCTCTCCAATTAACTTCTTGACTCGTAGGTCTTCGTTTTCATCTTTTTTCATAAGCCTTCATTTTTTAAGTTTATAATGATTGGATAATCTTTTGCTGATGCAATCACCTGAAATTCAGATGTTCTTAGATGCTGCAAATATAAAAAGGAATAATGGAAACATAATAATTTAGGATATTTTTAATAGTTAAACTTTATAAATACTTACAGATTGATAGATTTACACAAGAAATAGAGGTAAAAAGTTTCAGATTGGAAGCATTATCCCCCGAAAGCCTAGCACTTTCAGGGGATAGTCATATATGTATTACTTCTCAGCCTTCGCCTTCTGGCTAGCCACAACTACCTTGTTAGCCTTCTCCAGCACGGCAAGAATCTTCTTTCTCAGTTCACGAATCTGTTTCATGTCCTCAGCATTGTAGGCATCCTTGCCATCATCCAAGAAACCTTTCTTCAACTCGGAAATCTCCTGCTTATCAAGAGCAATCTCGTCAATGGCATCAATGGCAGCCTTGTTGATGTTGTAGTAGCCATCGCTCTCATTTGGGGCATTATCTACAATAGCATCATATCGAGTCTTGAATGAGTTTAACTTTTCAAAGAGTTGTTTCAGCTTCATATCCTCAAACTCATCCATAGGGGTGGCATGATTATTATAGATGTCCTCAGCATTAAGTTGGTGAGGTCTGTACTCATCACCGCTCTCCTCCGCACGTTCCTTCTTTCTAGCCTCATTGTAATCTTTTACATCTTTCTCATACAACTTGTAAGTCTTGTATTCCTCAGAGCCATAGAAACGTTCAAGCAGGGAATAATCGCCATCAATCTTAGCTTGTTTCTTCAACTTGCTAATTGTGTTGGCTGCTCGGTCGTAGTATTCCTTCTTATCCCAGAACTCATCACCCTGCTTTTTGCTTACTGGTCTATCATCAGGATTGCTGACGAACTTGCTAAGAACTGGAATGTCTGCCATCTTGATTTCCTTCTGGTCGTTTAGAGACTTGGTAAGCAAACCGAGCACCTGACTGCCCATGGTGTAAGCACCACCGAGATAAGAAGACAATACATGGTCAACCACAGCAGGGTTATTCAGATTGTATCTTGGGTTACCCAAAGCATCCCATTTGTTCTGCTGCACATCAGGATAATCGTTTCCGATTGAGTTCATCATCCTTGATGCACGAACCAACCAATCAGGAGTGCCAACGTATGCCTTGGTAAAGTTAGGGTCATACTTGTTGTACTCTGTGTCCTTGAATAATGGCTTGCCAGTAAAGTCAACATTGAAAGCCAACTCAAAGACTGGACGGATTGGGTTCGGCATCAGACTGACACCTAACTCTCCATCATATCCTGTTGGGTCGAGTGGAAGCATATCCACAACCTGACCAACCAAATCCCAACCATAGTCTTCCCAACTCTCCTCAGCCAATTCGCCACCCATCATCTTGGATGCAATCATATCGCCCAAGCCATAGAAAGCACGGAACTCCTGAGCAAGAGGAATCTTCACGAACTCATGGGTAGTAGGAACCCACATAATAAAGTTGTTTCGTCTATCCCACTTAGAGAACTGCCAGTACTTCTTAGATATATCTTTATACCAATCCTTATCATCATCACCATCGCCACCCAAAAAGGCAGCAGCCATCTGCATCAAGGCTGCATTAACGATAGGAACCAGCACACCGCTCGCTATCCACGATGCAGTTACAGCCGTGAATTTGAAAGGATGATGCTTGGCAAGCGCACCCAAGGTCTGCAAACTCTGTACTGCTGGGTTGATGAAGAGATAGAGATTTCTAATAGTCTGCCAGCTATGTTCTCCAGTACCCTTGCGGTTGAAGTTCAGGGTAACGTCCTTGGCATCATTCACAGCTTCATCAATGGAACGTCCATACTGAATAGAGGTCATGTAAATAGCGAATCGGTTGCTATCCTCAATCATTCTATTCAGGAACTCGATACAATCCATGATGGTGTGCCCTACCTTAACTGGGTTCGCCTTCCATCTATCCAAATCCTTCAAGTCATTCTTGAATTTCTTCTTCAAGTCTTCCACGTCAAGAGAAGAGACAAAGCCAGTCTCGCCACCATTCATCATGAAGTCATAGAACATCTGTTCCTTAGGAGTAGCGTTTCCGTTGCTTACCTTCTCCCTTAACTTTCCGTTCTGATAATCTTTCAGCATGAATCCGAGATTCCAAGAGGTTGCGAGATTCTTGCTGAGCAGATAGTTGTACTTTGCATCCTCACGGATAGCTGTAGATGCCAGTGTCATGGTCAGGTCTCGGAAGTAGTTGGAAGGGATAAAGAGAGGCGAAAGACTGGTGTAGGCAGCAGCCATCTTTCTACCAACAACAGCAATAACCCTCTTACTGATACTATTTTTGATTCCTTCACTTACTCGGTGTGCTCTGGTATTGTTCATAGCCTGAGCCAACTGAGGGTCACCATTCACATAGATAACGTACTCCTCGCCATCCTTCATCACTCGCACCTCATGCTCTCTCTCCTCGCTGTGAGTCTGAGGATAGGCAATATTCAAGCCGTCTCTCTTTTGGGTAGCATCGCCAGTCTGCGCCATCTGCTCCATCTTCTTCTCGAAAGCATCAATAGCAGCCTTCACCTGATTGCTATTCATCTGAGAAGTAATCTGAGGTGTAGCAGGAATCCACTCCTCGTTTCCGTTGGCATCCGTACTCTTCACATACCAAGCCTTGCTCAGGGTCAGCAGGGAAGTTGGATGATTCTGAGCCAAGAGCATCAGGTGCTGCTTCACCCAGTTTTTGTTGTTCAGCAGGATTCCACTTTCTGCCATGTTCTCGATGTAGGCAATAGGGTCATCAGCGATAGAGGTTCGTCCGTGTGCGGTCTTCAAGGTCTGGTTGAACGCACCCTTGCCACCACCAATATAGTCCCATACTTGGTCGGCAGTAGTGCCATCCCAGCCACGGAGAGGAATATAATGGCTATACATATCACGCACGTACTGATAAGTATCTTTGCTCATCATGCCAGCCTTATAGCCATCACGGAGAATCTTCTTTGTAGCCGCATTCGTTGCATCCCAGAGGTTGTGAGTCTCGGTTACATACTTATCCTCAATATCCTTTACCAGTTTGTAGGCAGCTTCCTCAAAGTCTGAGCCGTCAAAGAGAGCAGACAAACCTGAGTAATCGTAAGCGATACCATTCTTGTCGTAGCGATAGTCCATATAAGATGGAGAATATTTCACCCTGAATGCATTGTCTCTCTGTCTCCAAGTAGTGAAGTCTACTCTACCAAACTCTAGGTCGCTATCATTAATGATACGGTTCATATCGCCCTTGTAAGCCTTGTATGCCGCACTTCTCTGAGCCACGTCCTCATAGTCAGTTTCCAGAGACTTCTTGAAAGCCATCTGAGCATCACGCTCCAAGCCATGCTTAGCCATCATGTAGATACGGACATTATCATAGCTATCACCCAGTATCTTCTTCATCTGATGATAAGCCTTTCTGAGTGGCTGCAAGAACTCATTGTTGTATTCCTCAAACTCGTTCTTTCCCTTGCCATGACTGCGGTTCTCGGCAGTATAGGCATCCTCAGCCATGTTCAGGCGGTCAACACCCACTTCCTTCATGATAGCTTCCTGAGCCTTGCGGATAGCCAGCATACTATCTTGGAAGGCGATTCTTTTGAGCACAGAACCACGCTGCAACTCTCGGTTGAACTCTCCAAGGGCAGTATCATCACTCAGAAGATGCTGCTCGTATGTTGGAGCAGTCTTCCACAGAGCCATCTGCTTGCGGTACTCGTCCACTCTCCTCAGGAAATCAACAGCACTCTCGCCAGCGTTGCGTTGTGGGATGGTTGGTCGCTGGGCATCCTTAGGCAGATTATTATCCTTCTTCCATTGGTTCAAGTCATGCTCAAACTGGTCATAGCGCAAGGAGAACTTGATATTACCATCCTCAGGAGTAGTTGGGCGCAAGGTGTTCTGCAAGAGAGGAGCAATCACATGCTCGGTCAACTGGGTAGGGATTCCGTTTCCGATGATGGTATGGCTCAGGTTCTCAGAGAATGGCATCTTGTAATCATCGCTCACTCCTGATACTCTTGCGAGCACTCTGCCCATGGCACGATATACCTTGCCGTCAGGCATCACAATCACGTCACCGCTCTTGGTTCTGAGTGTTGGCAGCAGTTCATCAGCGAAGGCATGAGGAACCTTTCCGTCAGCATAGGCACTACCCATCACATATAATGGCTTGTCAATGTTCCGCCAGTCAATGCCATCAGCCTTCAAGCGAATATCCATCCAAGGAGCCACACCATTCTTCTTCTCGGTCAGGGTCGGAATAATATCAGCCACAGCTTCATACCATCCACTCTTGCGTGCCATCTTCTTTGGCTTTTCAGGGAGTTTGCCATCACGAACCGCACGGACAATCAATCTCTCTCGGTTGGTGTAGCCGCCATAGTCAGCAGCGTTATACACATCTGCATCCCAAGTGTAGCCGTTGGCATCCAGGGCATCGGTAATAGTCTTCATCGCTTCTGAATCCTTATATCCCTTCACATTCTCAATGGTCACCACCTTTGGCTTTATAGCATTGATGAACTCGGCAGTACTAACAGCAGTCTCCTTGTCAAGTTCCACCTCAGCATGGTTACTCTTCGCCTGAGAGTAGTTCTTGCAGACTGGGCTGGCATGGAAGTACTCCACCTCGCCATCAATCTGCTTAACCAACTCTCTTGGGTCAACATCACGAACATCAGCAGTAACGATATGCTGCCCGAAGTTGTTGCGATATACACCGCTTATCTTCTCATCATACTCAACTGCCACCACTGGGTCGATGATACCCTTCAAGCCTTCCTCTACAAGACCGCCACCGCTAAAGTATGTTCCAGCCTTAATGAGAGTTCCATCAAGGTTCTTCAAGGAAAACTTAGGGTCACGCTCTATAACTTCTGCAATATGTATAGCCTTCTTGTTGGCTTGTTTCCATCCCTCAGGTTTCTCCATCATAGATTTCAGAGAGAAACGGATATTGTCGCTACTATTGATAGCTTCATTGAAGGCACGACTGCGGTCTGCATCGTTCTTTTCGTCATACTCAAAGATTGATACACCAGCATTCTTCAATGCCTCCTTCACCTCTTTCTTGGTAGTAGTAGGAACAACAGCAGCAGAGAACTCGTCAAATCTAACTGGACGTTCAAACTTAGTCTCAAAGTACATGGCAGGATGCTCTTCCTTGATAGCCTTAACCATTTCCTTCAAGCGTTTCGTGTCCTCATCTGAGAAGTCCACATTGTACTCCTTCTTCAAATAGGCTTGTGGGTCACTTGTCATTGCCGCCTCAGAGAGTCTTGCCAAACCATAATCGTCAAAAGTTCCAGTTGCATCAGGCTGGCACTTCATGCCAAGTTCAAAGAATACATTCGACCACTTTTCTCTGAATTTATCAAATTTCTCTCGGTCAGAAGTCAACAAACCTTTCTTGGAGCGAATATCCTTCAATGTTCCATAAGAAGGCATCAGTCTTGCAGCAAAGTTTTGGAAAGATACAGCCGCACCAGTTGCACCATTTCGTCCTTGCTTCTTCATCAACTTTGAAACATTCTCCAAGGTGTTTGGCACATATCTACGATTGCCGCTAGGAGTAAAGCCATCAAAGATTACCTCCTTAATGCCATATTCCTTTTCCTTACCTTCCAGCCAAGTATTGAACTCATCTGTCAGGTTATTAGTCTTGATGTAGTCTTCAACCTCATTAAGCGTAGCATTCGTATCAACGCCACTCTTACGATGGTCATACTCTACATCACGGACGAAGGTCTGCACACCCTTATAGTTGAAACCATATTCATCATATAGTTCAACATTCTCCTTGGCAATGGCATATCTCATTCCACCCTTAGCACCAGCATCAACGATAGACTTATTTCTTTCCAGCCAAGCCTTGGTCTTCTCCTCATACAAATCCTTATCGCCATCAAACTTTGCCTCAATGTACATATCCAAGACCTTCTGAGCATCAGCCTTGCCGATACCATAGATATTAAAGTCTCCAGCAGTAATAAACTTCAACTCGTTATATGCTTCATCACTAAACTTAGGCTGAATCATCTTCGGTTCAGGAGCCACACCCTTCTCATGAAGGAAGAGATACTTCAAACCAGAGTTTGCATCGCCCCCGTTCAACCATCGGTCGATACCATTTCTTACTTCATGCTGCATTTCTTTTGGCACAGAAAGAACATCCGAAGAAGACTTTTCAGCCCCCTTATTGCTCATCTGTTTCTCCACTTCTGGATAAGTAGGAGTATAAGCATCACCTTGCCAAGTACCTGCATTTTTTCCAGTTCTCTTAGCAATCTTATCGGAAGGCAGAATCAAGGAAATGCCACCATACGCCTTATGGTCTTGCCTACTAGAGTCAATGACTGCCACAGACGGATTGGCAAGACCACCTTGCTTGATAGCCTTCAACAGCTTCTCTTCTGATATGTTATGCACTCCTGCAAGAGTTTTTTCGTCCTTCAATGAAAACTTTTCGCCATTTTCCTTGGCAGTTTCAGAAGAATTGTCTATATTTGCAGCAGAACCTTCGGTTTGGGAGAGAGCGGTGTCACCTTCCAACGAAGTAGCGGCAGTGTCTGTCCTCTTGTCGCTTGCCGAAGTTTCCTTTTTAAATGCAGTCAACAACCAAGATTTTCTTTCTCCATCCCAAGTAAGACGAACACCAGCCTTATGGGTTTCACTTTCCAAGTTTACACGATTCTTACTGCTTGAAACTACACGCATATCATTCAGAATCTCCTGCAAATTATCAAGAACCTCAGGATGATACTTCACAAGTTTAGAAAGACCATAGCCGTCACTATGTCCAGTTCCTTCTTTGCCCCAAACCAAATCAATATCACCAATATCCTTGTGATGAAGAGCACCGACAGCTTCTCCACCACGAACCTTCTTCAAGAACTCGATTGCAGCCTTGGCATTGCCACGGAACTGATTGTATATATTTCCGAAAGCACCAACACCAACTGGCTTTATATCCTTCAACGAGAACTTTACCTTAGCATAGTCTGCAAATGGCTTTAGCTTACGATTGCTTGTATCAAGCCACTTGCCGAACTCATCCTTGCTTACTCCAGTAATATTTCCAAGACCTTGCCACCCCTTGCTGTAATTGGCGAGATAAGCCTTTTTGGCATCATTCATGGAGTCATAGCCATACATTACCTTATGCTCATCAAACGAGCCATCAGGATTCACTTGGTCAACGACAAACACATCACCATTCCAATTATCAAGGTCTTCCTTGTCATTGATGAACATATCCAAATGGTCACCATCCTTGCCAAACTTGCCACGGATATAGCCATAGGTATCGTGCATGGTTACTTTCCACTCTTTTCCATCGGCATCATTGCCTGAGCGAGTTGACCCCTTTGGATTTTCTATTGTGTAATCGTAGCCACCGAACTTGATGTGTCCCTTCTTATAGTTACCACTCTCCTTCTGTGCGTCAGATGGATTGGTTTCTGTTTCTTCAATAGCAGACTTCAAACGGAGAGAGAACGAAACATCTTCTCCAGTCTCAGAGTTTGTCACCTCGCCCTTGGCAGTATCAACGTATGCCTTTTCAACGATACGCTCCAAAGCATCTACAGACTTGTAGAAGTCTCCATATAACAGACTCTTTATCTTCTGTATAGCATGAAGAATCGTTGCCAATACAGGATGATTTAGACGAAGAGAGAACTTTTGTGCCAAGTCAAAGTCATTAATAAACTTTCCTACGTTATCAGCAACAACCTCCTCAACGTAATCATCAACATTGTTATATCCAGAGATACCATGATAGTTTTGGAAAACCTTTGCCAAGTCTTCCTCAAACTTCTTCTTTGTCGTTACAGCCATGGCAACCTTAACGAGTTCCTTGTATGCCTCAGGATTCTTCTGCTTGATGGCATGAGTCATTTCGTGACCAAAGACAAACTGGGTAGCCTTCTCTGTGTCCAGAGCAAGATACATGGTTCCATTCTCAATCCAACCATTTGACCTTGCACCCATATAGAGGAACTGAACCTTCAATCCCATCTTCTTACACAATTCCTTAATAGCCTTGTGTACGTGTTTAGGCATATCAATATCCAAGATGTCCTTATCGTCCACCTTGTTGTCATTGATAAGTCTCTGTCTGTCTTCATTGTCGTTTATATCATACGTCTCACCGCTCTTTCCTCCTTCGATTTCAAACGGAACCTTATCCTCGCTAAGTTGCAAGCCAAGCGGATTCTCGTCCGTTACATCCTCAGGAACCTCAGGAGCATTTATATTATCATTTATATTGTCATTTATCTTCTCATTATCCGTTTCATTAGACAAATCATTAGATTTATTATCCGATTCATTATCCAACTTCGCCTCTGACTTCGCCTTCAACTCAGCCTTTTCATCCGACTTCGCCTCCAACTCGGCCTCTGGCTCAGCCTTGTGCTGCTCAGCATAGGCTGCATTCTCCTGAGCACGTTTCTGCTCTTCAAGTATGCTCTCTGCCTGAGCAATGCGAATATTTTCAACAAAATTTCTAGCTTCCGATGCCTTGAAACCGCTATTGAGTACACCGATAAGTGCGTTACGAATATCCTGAGTGTCGAGTGATTCAAGGTTGGATGGACGATTCTCCCACAAGCTATGAACGAGCGCATCAATAGTAGTTCCCTTACCATCAGCAGCGAGCAACTGAGTTTTAACAAAGTCTTCTCTGCTCAATCCAGTCTCTTGCTTAACACCCTTGCTTGTCTCTGTTCCCTCATAGTTGAGAGAGTGAGCACCGAGGTTGCTAGCCACATACTCCTCAGCAGTAAGCGGAATCGTATCAGTCACGTCAATGCCAGTACCATCATACAGACGATGAAGGAGAGAGCCTATGGTATCTCTGTATAGTTGTGATACAGCATCAGCATCATCCTTCACAGCACTCTTCAAGCGAGCGAACTTTCTTCTTGCCTTCTCAATGAGTTCCTTTCTACCCTCAGAAGTATTCTCTTCCTTGGCAATTCTTCTTTCCTTCAACGAATCACGAATAGAGATTGCAGAGTCATAATGTGCTTGGGCATCAGCAATGGCAGCTTCCTTCTCCTTCTTGCTTGCAACCAACTCAGAAGGTTTACTACCAGTCAACTTCTTATTCTTTGCTTGCTCCAATACTTTCTTAGCCTTCTTGATTTCTCCATCCAGCCAATCATCTGCATCCTCACCGAGGTTATTATCATACCACTCAGCAGCATGAGAAGCATCAGTCTGACTAAGGTCAACCTCTCCATTCACATCAACTGGGATAGGAGTTCCATCCTCAAATGTTAAACTTTCATTATTTTCATTGCCGTTTGAAGAAATGTTTGTATCTTTGCTTTCAGAAGAGCCAGCAGCATCCTCTTGGGAAGTTGTCACAGAAGCAGAAGGCTGGTTCTGCTCGGTCTGTGCGCCATCGTTCTTACGATATAGCAACTTCCCTTTCATTAATGCCTCCTTTACTCTCTTTGCTCTGTCATAGTGGCTGCTAATGCTGATTTCAAGACCATCCTTCCTGATGGTTACAGACTTGAAATAGTACACCTTTTTGCCATTCTTACCCAAGAAAGTCTTGATAAACAGATAAGATGATGAACGCTCCTCATTGCCATCAGTAGAATGAGAAGGAACCTCGATTATCACATCAGGATTCGTAAGCGTTGGCTTAATCATACCAAACTCCTTTGAACGACCTTTCTCAAACAACTTAGCCACCTGATTTTCTCCCATCTTCACATCACCTATAGGAGTAGATAAGATGCCATCTTCACCAAACTCTGCTGCCCAGTTATCTGGTGTAAGTTCCAAATCAGGAACGGTCTCTGCACTTGATTCCATCTGAGCGATTACATTATCAGCATCAGTTTCCGATAAAGGCTGAGTGTTATCTTCAACCTCTATACTACCTCTATTAGCATCTATTGTGCCACTATAATCCTCTATCATTGAGGATTCAGGCATAGCTTGTTTGTATTCATCGAGTGTCATAGTAGTAGCAGTTCTCACGTCTTTCTTATCAACGGCATGAGATTTAAGAGTGCCATCACTCTTCAACTCTACCACCTTAGCTTTAGCACCAGAATCACGGATGAGAAATAACTTTGAGTTTGGGTATCTTGTATTGCCATCCTCGTCGAGTACATCAGCAGGCACCACGTTACCATTATCATTGAGTATCTTTTTGAAGTCAAATGAAGGTTGAGTCTCTTCTGTCTCCTGATTTTGCTGCTCAGCACGCTCCTTCTCCATCTGTTCTCGCTGAGCCTTTGCTGCTTGCAATTTCTGCTGGTCAGACTCATCCTTCATCTTCTGCAACTCTTCAAACGAGACTGGAATATTTACATTCTCACCCTTGACAAGTTCAGTTGGAATATTACCATCAATAGTAATCATGGCAGTACCATCACCATTATCAGCCAGCACTTCATAAGTATGCTCTGTTCCATCTGCATCAACGGTCTTGAACTGAGTACCTACCTCAACAACACCATCAATGATACCAGTAGTTTCTTTGATAGCCTTCTCCTTGGCATCAACCATAGCCTGACTTCTCACTTCATCAGCATTCTCCTCACTACCCAGTTCAGCAAACATCATGGCATCAGCATGCTCAACCGTATTAGTAGTTGGGTCATAATACAGAATCATATCATCGCTATTACTAATGTCAATAGAACCATCTTCATGGGTAGCAATATTACCATTGATGATATATACACCATAATCTTCCAAGCCGCCAGTATCCTTGATGGTAGCATTTCGGATTGTATTACGAGACTTGTCTGTGTACATATCAACCGCCTGTGCTGCCCTCTGAACCTCCAAGTCTATCTGGTCTCTTGCGTTATCAATCACACCTTCATAGCGAGCAGTAGATAACTGGTAGTCATAAATAGCCCTATCAATATTATCATCACGACCAGAGAGTGCTTCAAGTTCCTCATTACTCATGGATGCCAACTGCTGCTCTGAGATACCAAGAAGTTGAGCAAGAGACTTTTGTTTGTCTTCTTGGTCTAACTGAATCTCATGAGTATCGTAACCATAAGCATCACGCCCCTGCTGGTATGCCTGATTCTTCTCCATATTCTTCACAGAGACACCTTCACCCTTATCTTCAACTGCCTTCTTTGCTGCAAGCATATTACCAATGTCATAACCACGCATGATGAGCAAGTTCTGAATATACTCACGCACTGGCTGTCTGTTCTTACCAAGAGCAACATCACGATTGATTTTGTTTACCATTTCAGGCATATCCTCGTTTGTCGTAGCATCAATCTGATTACGGAGTTCTTCCCACTTCTCCTTACCGAGCAACTGAGACAAGTTCACATCAGCCTTGTCTAGCTTATGCTTATAGGAATAATACTGCTTGGCATTATAAGCATGGAAAGGAGCAACAGCACCCTTCATCAATCCGATAGACAAGAGCATACCGCCCCATATCTGAGACTGCTGCTTTTCATCCCACAAGTCTGAGATTTTATTATCACCAGTAAAGACCGTGTTGGCGATGATACCCAACTCTTCCTCCAGAGACTCACCGACAATACTATTCACTTCAACCTTACCAAGAGTTCTGTCAGCACCAGCCTTCAAGTATCTTGCATTCTTTGACACCTTATTATTAAGAAAGAAGTCAATCACCTTGGAAACATTCTCCATGTTGTACTTGTTGATAATTTTCTTGCCACCTTTGGTAACGAAGTTCTTCAGGGCAGTACCAGCAGCATCAATGCCACCGCCAGCCAACTCTGTAGCAAACTCAATGGTCTGAGCCGCCTCACCCTTTACAAGGGCAGTAAGGAAGTCTTCACCGCCTTCATGCACAAGTTTACCATCACTATCAAAAGTGCCGAACTTGTAGTTGCCCTGCTCATCCTGATAGACCTGACCAGTATATCGGTTAATCACATCGTTAGCAACATTACCAAGACCAACCGTATTCGCTTGGGCAGCACCTACGATTCCATACTGGATAGCCTTGCCGAAAGTCTTGGTAGTAAGACCAGTTACCTTACCGATATAGTTTGCGATATGAGCACCAGCAATTCCAGTAGCTTTCTCCATAGTACCCAATGCTACCTTAGAAGCTGCACCCTGCACTACCTTACCTATAGAAGTGCTCATACCCTTGGAAAATCCAGCACTACCAATCTGCACCATAAAAGGAGCCATATTGGTAGTGATAACACCACCAGTGTACATCCATCCCTTATTGTCACCATACAGACTCTGTGCATCACTATTCTTGACTGCTTGCTGCATCAGCATATCTCCAGCTTCAGTATGAACACCATTATCCAAATCCTGCTTGGTTGAAAGCAAGGAGCCAGCATTGATAAGGTCAGATGCACCGCCAGTTAGGAATCCAGTATCTTTGGCAGCATCATACATTCCTCTCCAGAAGGAATGGTCATCAAAGATTGCACCATTTCTTGAATCCTGCTCTAACTGCAAGAGTTCTCTTCTCTTGCGATTGTAGTCACCAGCAGCAAGAATTTGTCGAGCTTCTGTATTCTCCATGATGCCATTGTTGGTAGTAACACTATGAGGAGTACCAGCGATACCGCCACCTCTAGTCATGTTACCCCATACACTACCTACTTCATCAGTAGAACCGATGAAGGACTTGAACATATCGCTAATCTTGGCTGCATCTCTATCAGCATCAGCCATCTGGTCATGCAGTTCATTCTCCCAGTTCTTTGTTGTCTCCTGAGCATACTCCCTATCAAGGTCTTCTACAGTCTTGGCAGGAGTAATGGCAAACTCATTTCCAGTTGGCTTACCTTTCCGATTCAAAACCTTAGCGGTTACTGGTTTACGGACATTGTTGGTTGCCCTTACAGCCTGACCTACCGCTCTATGAGTAAGTTCTGACGCTCTGCTCTTATTTGGGTCAACAGAGTTAAACATTTGCTGACGATACTTATTGACTGTTGGAGTACCACCAAGTCTTAGCTTTCGTCTAAAATCCTCGTAAGTAGGACTATCTATAATGCCGTCTGCCCTGAGACCATCATAAATATCCTTTCTTATCTTATACCCCTTATTACCAGGAGTCAAGAATACTTTTCGGAACTTACCTCTATCACTAGCAGCACCTTTCGCCTGCATTATTTCAAATAACTTATCTACATTATCTGGCATAATATTTCTCTTTTAAAATCCGTACTTTTTGGCTAATTGCTTAGCTCGACTATTGTTACTCGTAGAACCGCCACCATTATGTGCTCTGTAAGCCTCTACTATTGTCTGTGCATTTTGAGGAACACCAGCACGTTTCAAACTTTTAGTAACCGCTCTTACTCCATTAGGGTCATTAGTAGTTAAACCAGCGAGAGTTTTATTATAGTTTTCTTTAGAAGAACCACCTTTATTTTTCCCTGCCTTTTGTGCTCTAGTCACATTAGCGTTGGCATTCTTCTTACTAGTACTTTCCTGCTCTTTATGATGTCGAACAGTTTCTTTGTTCGCAGACTCCTGATTACTTAATTTACCCTTATTGTATTCATCTTGCTTTGCTATCCTCATTTGGTCTAACATGACTTTTGCTCTATTGACTCTATCCATATTATCGTGATACCTCATCTGCTCAGCGAGAGTCAGGTTATTCTTTCTCGCTTCCTCATCAAGAGCTAGTGCCCTCTGATAGCCAGCCTGCCAAGCCGCCCGATTCTTCTCACGCTGAGCATCCATATATGCCTTGCGTTTATTCACCGCCTTAGTCATATCCGACTCAGGATTGTGTACAACCTTTGCACCCTTTGTAGCAAAGTAGATATTGGATAGCGCACGGAGACCATCACCCAGAGCAGCGATACGAGCCTTTGCACGCTCCTTCTTCTCTCTGTTCGCCCTCTGCTCAGCGGTCTCATTCATTTCAGGATTCAATATCTTATACATATCAGCATAAGATAGCTGCTTAGGCTGAGGTTTCGGCTCCTCCTTCTTCACGATAGGAACAGATGGTTTATCCTCCTCATCACTTGGCGAACCCTGATTTACATCTACACCATTGGCGATAGCTTGCTGAGTAGCGATAGTTTTAGCCCTAGCCGCCTTCATGGCATCATCGGTGGGAGTGGCAGCATTCATCTGGTCAACCTTCTTGCCAGCCGCATCAAGTTGCTGCTGGGTGAAGACTGGTGCCTGAGTCTGTGCCACCTTCTGAGCGGCATCCACACCACTCTGCTGCTTGTTGAGTACACTCTGTGTAGTCTTCAAGCCATTATTGTTTCGTAACATATCAGATGCTTTCATAGGCTATGCTTTAATCTTTTGAAGTTTAGCCCCAAGGCTATTCAAGTCACCCTCAGAAGGAAGAGCCGTAGCCTTAGCCTTCAAGCCAAGAACATCATTTGAGTCCTTAGCGATACCATTCAACTGCTCCTGAGTAACATTCATATTCGGTGCCTTCTTCGCACCACCAGCACCACTATCAATAGCTGTAGCGATATTGGCAGCAGTACCAGCCACACCTGCAACCGCATTGGCTGTATCAGCAGCCTTCTCAGCGTCAATACTCATCTGCTGGTTCTGCAACTGGTTCTTTCTGTTCATATACTGCTGCTCAATGTTATCCTTTCGGGCATCATTTGCAGCTACAATCTGTGAGGTAGTATCAGCAAGAGTCTTGTTGTTCGCCTCCTTCACCGCAGTAGTGGAGTCTTCCGTACCACCCATCACCGCTTGTCTGCCCTTTGCTGCCTTGTTTCTGTTCTTAATCTGCTCCTGCATCTGAGTGAGCAAACGAACGGTATCGGCACGTTTGGTAGGGTCTTCATTATACTTTCTATCATACCATGCCTGATTTTCTCTCTGCTGCTGGGCAATCATCTGCTCCTGCTTTTTTCTCGCCTTGCGGTTAGCTATACCGCCAGCAATACTGCTTGCAAGCCCAAGCCCAGCACCTATTAATGCACCTATCATATATATGAAAATTAAAATTATTAATAATGGTACAAAGATACTGATACCATCCGAGATTCGTATTTTATCCGTTTATTTAGGTAGGTAAGTTAACGGATAAAGTTTCCGTTTGCCGAATAATTACTATCTTTGCACCAAAATAGTTAAGTCAATGGCAGTAGATAGAAATACAAAAGGTCAGTTCGAGAAAGGTCGGGCAAAGACTGGAGGTAAGAAGAAAGGTTACGAGTCTCCTATCAACAAGGAGTTTCGTGAGTTGTGTGCCGACTTTTCTAGAGAGGCATGGGATGATTTCATGACAGCTTGGAATGCGTGCGAGCCGAAGGATAAGGTAGCATCATTCATCAAGATACTGGAGTTCAACTGCCCTAAGCTACAGACCGTCACTCTTGACGATAAGCGTGAGGTTCACAATGCCCTCACCGAGAAGTTGAGACAGATGTCAGAAGAGGAAGGATAAAATGTAATTCATAAAAAGAACGTTTGTTTTTTTCATAGGTTTTTGGTTTATAGGTTTTAAGATTGTTAGGATAACGAAATAGGGAATGCGTGAGCACTCCCTATTCTTTTTTTATCAATATCAGCGACCACCTCTCGCTCTTCTATCCCCAGCCATATCCGTCTTGGAACCACGATTCACCGATGATGGCTTATACCTGATTCCTGATTTCGTATGGCTGGCATCCATGCCCTTGCGAGAAGCTGCCCCATACTTCTTATCGTGGGCAGCGTTATGACGAGCCAACTCCCTACGCTTAGCCTTCTGAGCAGGAGAAGACTCGAAGCGAGTGTCGTATTTCCGCTTGCGTGCCCTAGCTGCTGGGTGAGTCTGATAATATCTAGCTGATTCTGATACCATAGTTACTCCTTATCTTTGTCTTTATCTTCCTTTAACGCATCATCAAGATACTTATCAAGAGCCTTTACACACTTATCAGGAATCTTATTTGCATCCTTGTTTTCTTTGAGATAATCAATAGTGCCACCTACCCCATAGATGATAAGCAGACTCTTTTGTGAAGGAATAAATAAACACCCAAATAACCCAAACACAATAACGAGAAAAGAACCCTTCAACACTTTTTTAACAATAGGCGATGGTTCTTCACCGTCAGTACTGCAAAGAAATATCCAGAAGCCCAAAACAGCTAATACAAAAATACAAATAACTGTAACAAACCCACATAATTCATGTAAGTTGCCCAAAACACCTAACCAATATAATTCACTCATAATCTTAAATTTAAATTAATATATCTATCTCCAATAAAGTTCACGATGTTCCTTCTTCAACAAATCACCAGTTCTACACCACCAATCATTCGGATTCGCTTTAAGATAATCTTCCAAAATTGGGCAGTTATATTCGTGAGTAAGGTGTGGATGAGAGGTAGGCTTGAACTGATGCACACACAGCAAGTCTGCATGATTGCCACCATAAATGCTTGGCGGCATAACATCTTTCGCCTGATGCCACACCTTGTTGAGGTCAATGAGTTCTGCCCCATCCAGTTCTTTCAGGACATTATCAATCTTACCAAGCACACGATTCAGGACTTCTGCCCTATCCGTTCCACCCTTAGCAATAAGCCACTGGGCATCACTCAGGGCACTTCTAATCAACATATCAAATTCCATAAGCCAAAATTTTAATTATTAACTTCGTTCAATATCTTAATCACTCTGCTAAACATAGAGCCAGCCCAATCATCCTCACCTTTATGATGCAGGTGGATATAGTCATACACCGACCTATAGAAGGTCTCGGAAGTATAGCGCAAGCCGTAGTCTTCCGTCTGAAACTCATCCTTGGCGGTCAACTCATCACACTCCAGATGCCGCTTATGAGCTTCCATCTTGCCATCTACCTTCAAGACCTCATACCCATACTCCTCACCCTTATGAATATGGCAAAGGCACAACTCACATACATGCTGCTTGCGAGCAGTTCTGACCTGACAACTGATTGACTCTATCTCCATAACTTAATGTCTTTTCGATTTTTCGATGTTATATTGCTCACAGATGTCGCAATATGCGCCATAAGCCAAGCTATCAACCATTTCATTGTACTTGTCACCATTGTGACCTTTCACCCAGTGGAAACGAACTCCTGACAAATGAGAAGAGCATTTCTTATACAACTCATAAAGGTCAGGATTCATCTTTGGTGGAGTACTCTTCCCCAACACAAGTATGCAGTACTGGCTATCTGTATAAATATCAAGATAAGCACCAGATGGGCAAGACTTAGCTGCACTAATGATAGCAAGCAATTCCATACGATTGTTTGTTGTCTGTAGTCTGCCATGATTCTTCATCTTGACAATCTCTCCATCCTTCAATACGATGTAAGCAGAACCTCCTGCCTTATACTTGGAATGGTTGTCACAACTTCCATCCGTATAAGCCACATAGTTCATGCCATTATCAGGGAATGGCTCAACAGGGTCGAAATTTTCCGACTTTTCAGCCAATTTTTCTCTGATTGCTCTAGAGAATTTACCTTTAGCGTTGAACACACCAAAGTTAGCATCTGTGAGAATCATCCAGTTTACTGGTTCCTCACCATTTGCCTTCTTCCACTTTCTATCATCAAGATAATCATAAAGACTCTTGATGTACTCATCTGTTCCATAGTTCTTCGATATACAATATCTCTTGAACTTCTCATAGGTAGGTTTATCCATAACTAATAACTTACTTAATATATTTTCTTTCTTTCAATGTAGGTTACCAAAATAAACATCTAAGCAATTAACAGAAAAATCCGTCAGGGATTCCTCCAATACTCATGTCTCTCAGAATAACCTTTTCACTCTGCTTGCCATAGATAAGATGCCTGAATCCATCGGTCACCTCCCTATTAGCGATAGAGTAAGTACAAGCAAGGACTACAAATCCAAGAGTGCCGACAACAAAGTCTGCCTTGGTTTTTCTCGTTCTCAACAAAGTTCTCTTCGTTTCTTCCTCATTCCTGATGTCAAAGGAATGTTTCTCGGCAAGAGTAGAATTAATCTTACCACTTGTAATAAGTCTTTTCTTTATTCTCGAAACAGAACTACTACTTGTATTGAGAGCCTTCTGAAATTGCTTTATTGTGATAGCTTTACCTTTGGCACCGACCTTTTCACTCTCAGGTGCTTTCATGCAACAGTCCTTATGCTCGGCAGCACAAATCTGAAATTCAAAAAGTTTCTCGTTTATAAGATTGAATAATTCCTTCAAGGTATAATCTTTTACCTCAAACTTACATACCATAGCACCACGATACTCACGACCCTTTCGAGTCCACTTTATCGTATTGTCACGGAACGAAGAGACAATAACCTTGTTTCCGTCTACCGAAAACAAAGCATCATCTTTCATGTCTTGAATAAGTCTTTCTGCTTTTGGTTTACCAATATGTAATCCTTTCCTTAATTTGTATTCCGTAACATTCCACATTACAGAATTGCTATGCTGCATCTTTATCCAAATAGCAACAGCAAGAAGTTCCTTCATGCTCTTACTTGAAGAGTATGCTTTCAAAAGTTCTATGGTTACATTTATATACTGCATAACATAAAAAAGAGTACCAAAGTCTTGGTTGCAGCAAGAACTAAGGTACTCATATCTTGTAGGCTTGCGCCTTGAAAGGAGGACTACTTTATCCAGCCAATCTGCAACATTGACGATGCAAAGATAGAAGCTTTTTCTGAAACCACCAAATGTGAAAAAATATGTAATTCGTTAATCTGTAAGATATTCAGATTTTAGGTATACGCTTGGTATGCAGTAGACATACAAATGATTACAAAGTTAAAGTAGGTTAAAGTATATTTGGCATTCAAGTTTATTTTGTTACCTTTGTAGCTAGCAAAACAAGCGATTTAGTTTCTTTAACTCTTTTATGTTACTATTTTGTTACTCGATAAAAATAGACCATTTCTAATAGTATTGTTTATCAATAGGTTACAAGGTTCAAATAAGCATTCATAATGTTTTTGTATAATATGAAAAGGGGTGCTTGTGAAAGTACCCCTTTTATGTATATCTACAAAGTTATTGAGAAAAGCCTGTTATTATTTGATTTTAGCACCAAATGA